AAAAGCAACTCCGGCTTCTTCCAGTACTGCATGTCTGGATTCACCAATGTTTTCATCTGGTATTAGACTCCCCATTTCCTGCTCCCTTCTCAATTCTGAATGTCAGCACGTTGTCCACTGGCCCTTGACGATTCTTTAGCCACTGGAGGAACGTTTCAAGGCGCCATTCGTACTCTGTCACCGATGAGATATCCGGCGCGCGCTCGTCAATGAACTCTCGCATGTAGCCGCGTAGCTGGTCCAAGTCGATTGCAATTCTGGCTTTCGTTGCGGTGGTCATTGCGACTCCTTTTCCACATTCACTGATTCGATCTCAATCGAAGTTAAGCTGACCTTCCAGTCAGGCTGCTCTATAGTTAGCAGTGTGTGTGTTTGCTCGTTGCTGAGATAAGGAGGATCATAATCGGGTTCACCGTCGTAACCACCTGAATAACCACCACTGCAATATGTTCCAGTCTTAACGTGACGCTTGCTCAGTACCGTCCAACCCGATGTGCCGCGAAAGCGCTCGTTGGCCTTCGTGTAGATCTTTCGCTCCTTACCGCCGAATCCTTGCGTGCGAATCCAGTGCGAGGCAAGCGCATCTAAAAGGTCGGCGCATAGTCGAGGATCAGTGGTAGTAATATCGACTGGATTCCCTGTAATGCTGACGATAAAATCACTAACCTTTTGCGCGTGCTCTTTCTCAACGGCTTTTAGCGCGTCTTCCTTCGTCAATGGATAGCCTACGCGGATAACAACCAGCGGCTCGACTACTCGCACTCGATCGCCAACGTGGTAAACAGTTCGCCTGGTTTGCGTCGCGCTCATCACACCGCCCCGCTAAACAGCGTTGTTTGTTCCATTGCCGCCTCGGCATTGCGCAGGTTGGCGACAGCTTGATCGTAGTATGACTTTTTCAACTCATGGCCTAGGAACCTTCGTCCCATTTGCACCGCGCGATAACCTTCGCTCCCGATTCCGGCGAAGGGGGAATAGACCAGATCGCCAGGGTTAGACCACAGCTGAATGCCGCGCTCGATCACTTGCAGTTGAAGTGGTGCTATATGCCTCTCGTCGGCATCTTCTCGGGCTGATTCACGTTGCAGCGTGTCGGACGGGTTGATGTCCATCCAGACAGGAGAGGCATAGCGTTGCCAGATATCGATGCTGGTTCGCGTGGCGCCTGATCCGGCTACTATCTGATCCGAGTATGCGTTTAGCGGCGACTTGACTGTGTCATCGCGGCGGACAATGAAGCCATCTCCGGCATAGCGGTCTAATGATCCAGCAACGCGCTCCGGGTTCTCACCCGGCTTGCGCATGGTGACAAGGTAGTCTGGTATCCCCTGTCGTGACATACAGGAGTCCTTGACTAGTTGCTTGTGCAGCAGGCCTAGCGCCTTTGTTCTCTGCATCGCAGTGACGGGATCTTTCCAGATCACGGCCTCACTATGGTAGATGAAGCCACCTGAGCGCAGCGACGCATCAACGAGCGCGGCATCAATCTCAGAAGTATCTCGCCCTAGTCGTTGCAGGATTCGTTTAGCTTCATGGAGTGTTGCTGCCTCACTTCCACAAAACATGCGAATTAAGTTACCGCGAAAATCAGTCTGCCCAATTACCCCGTCGCGTTCCTTTGATGTTGGTAAGTTCATACAATGGAATGAGAGTAACCGCCCTGGCATTAACACGCGATACAGTTGCTCAACGAGGAATGAGAAGTGGTCGTAGAATTCTGCGTGAGTGCGAGCGTTGCCCATGTCGCGCTCGCTGGCTGAATAGGTATAGAGCGAGGCGAAAGGTGGCGAGAAAATAGAGTAGTGGATGCTATCACTAGCAACTTCTTTGATTCCCTCAACACAATCCCCCAGCCGCATCTCCCATCGCTCACCTTTAGTAATCGCGGTCCTGTAAGTATCGGCGGTCCTTACCGTCCCGGTATGCACCGCCTCGGTATTGTAAACACTCATATGCTTTACCATTTCCTTAGCCATCTTCGCGGCATCAGCTTCCTTGCGTTGAATGTTGCGCACTACAGCGCCCTCGGCTTCTGACGTGATAACGTGGCAGTTCACTTCGCGGGTTTGACCGAAGCGCCAGCAGCGCCGCACGCCTTGATAGAGAGCCTCAAAGCTGTCAGAAATCCCGAGGAACGCGACATTAAAACACTGTTGAAGGTTCAAGCCCCAGCCAAAAATTGATACCTTGCTGATAAGAATTCGCTTCTCACCGCGCAACCATTGGCCCAGGCGTGACTCCTTCTCAGTATCCGATAGTGAGCCATAAATCGACACGCATTCATTGCCACAGAGCTTAGCAAGCGTGTCCTGCTCGACATTCAACCCACACCACACAACCCACTGAGAATCGTCAGCTTTGATTAACCCGCTCAGCAGTTGCACTCGTTCTGCGATACTATCGCGCCGTGCGCCACGTCGCTCGATTAGTGTCTGTGCTTCCACCGGAAACAGGAACCCGTCAAGGTTTTTCTCCGCTCTAACAACGTGATGGTGGTAGTTGAGTGTCGGCAGAATAAAACCATCGTCATCGTACCCGAGATCGGAAGGCCGCCGCATCATAACGGCCCATTGGCACATCCACTTCCAGTACTCCTCTTGCGCGTGGCCCTTTAATCTCCACTTGGACGTGTCGCCGCCATCATGGACGAAGAATGTGCTCAGCATCTCGGTTCGTGTTAGTACCCCTAAGAATTCACTATGGTTTCCTAACTCCATCCTGTCGTTTGGCGCAGGAGTCGCAGAGCAGCACAGCTTCATTGGCGTGCGCGCGAATGCCTCAATTAGCAGGTTGCGTGTAACGGCAGTAAATGATTTCAGACAGCTCGATTCATCCAATACCACGCCGGGAAACACGGATGGATCGAAGTGATGCAGCTTCTCATAATTCGTGATGTAGATTCCTGGGCCATCAACTTCTGCTTGTGACACAACCACGCGGCAGAGGATGCCGAACTTCTCACCCTCACGAGCCGTTTGATGCGAGACTGATAGTGGCGCGAGAATTAGTACAGGCGCATTGAAGTGTTGGACCACATGCTCAGCCCAGGACAACTCCATCAAACTTTTACCTAACCCGCAATCGGCCCAAATTGCTGCCTTGCCGATACGCAAGGACCAGCGGACTAGATCGCGCTGAAAGGGAAACAGATGCGGGTTAGTAGGCTCAACTTCAAACCCACTCGGCGCAACTGTAATGCGCTTGGAATTTAGAAATTCAGCGTAATCCACAAGTTTTCCTTATCACCTGAAGGGCTATCCATGCTCCGCTTAAAGTCCATGAGTAGGCTAGAAACGTTTTGCCGCTATAAATAGCAAACGACAATGGCCGTGAGCCGTCATGGCAGGGATAACGCTGCGTGACAATGTAGAGTCGTTTGCGGCGTCTTACCATCGTAAGTTAATTGTGTTAACTAAATACTCGTATTCAAACTCTTTCGCTGCCACAGGTGACAGCCGGATCACATGCGAGCCTTCCGTCATCTCCACTCGTGTTCTCTCGCCTGCTACGTCAAGATTCAGGTAGTCAATCACCTGTGAGCCATTCATGCCGAGTGTGACGGAGTTGCCGTTGAGGGATGGGCATGCGATCGGCAGTGACTCTTCTGACTTACCCTGATCCCCATCACGCGATTCGATTTGCAGTTCACCTGCGCTCACCAGCCACTTTAATCCGTCGATCACAAACGATGGTTTATCGTCACTGGTTACAAGCGCACGCTTCAACGAGTCCGCTAAGACGCTTGTTTGAACCTCAGCAGCATGGTCGTACTTAACAGGAAACAGCGATACCCAATCCAGCGGCTTGTCTACCAGCAACCGCATGGTTAGTAACCTTCCGGCTGAGCGAACCATCATCAGATTACCGTTTGCCGACACACCGATCTCCACCTCGCCAGTGCTAAGCTTGCGCAACGCAGGGATGACTTGCTGTGGAGTGATGACCGCGAAGTCACTGCCCGCCAGCGGCGTGCGTGCAATTGCCAGTCGTAACTTGTTCGTCGCGGCGATAGTGAGTTGACCGTCAGTTAACGTCCAGTGCAGGCCGGTGAACTTCTGATCGCTCGTACGCACGTCGCCAGTTGCGGCAAATACGGCAAACGCAGTGTGGTTGAGCATAGCGCTTAACAGCTCGCCCTTGATTGTTACTGTTTCAGCGTCCACCGCATCCGGCTCAGGAAAATCACCGGCATTGTAACGAGGCAGCAAGTGCTTAGATCGCCCACATTGCATTTTGACGCGTCCGGTATCCGTTTGCTCAAACGTTACCTCGTCTTTCTCGAACAGCGTGACGAGTTGGGCCAGCGGCTTGATTGGCACACACCACGACTCGGGCTCGTTGACTAATCCTGGCAACGGAATCTCAGTTGTCAGCGTCACGTCGATCGACGAGGCGGTGAGGCGTAACCTGTCGCGTACCTCAAACCGTACGGTGTCTAGAATTGGCATGGTGACGTACTTGCTGATGACGCTTTGCAGCAGGGCCAGCTCAGTTGCGAGAAGCTTGCGGTTAACGGTGAAGGTCATTTGTCGGACTCAGCTTTCAACTCGGCAATCTGCTCGTTCAGTTCCTCGATCTTGGTTTCCAGCTTCTCGATCTGATGGTCACGGCTGTCAAGCTTGTTTTGCAAATCACCAATCTCGTAAGTCAATGTGTTAATTTCATTTTCCAGTGCTTCTATCTGTCCGTTCTTAACCTCAACTTCACTGAGGGCGCTGACGAGATACGCAACCTTCTCTGCCTCCGTCCGCACGCCTAGATGCCGCGGCCAGTGGTTGAGGCGGGCGTTGGTTGCGAGTTCGTTTAGTTGATTTGCGTCCATTGTGTGCTCATCCCTTCCTGATTTATCTCGAACGATCCTTTGGATGATATTTAAACCCGCGCACTCGCGTCGTGACTTAAATCAGCGGCGCTAGCAGCCGACTTTGACCCAGATCGTTCAAGCTCTATTTACCCGCCAGTGCCTTAAACAAGTCATAACAGTCTTTCCCGTGCGCCGGATCGTCGGGATGATGCGCGCAGTAGCAACCGTCGCCGCTAGGAGTTTGTAGCAGCAACCCTACCTCACGCATCGCCGCGTCCCAGCCGTGCATGAACGCCGTGCGGCAGGTCTCTACGTAGCCGGACTTGCTCGCTGCTCCCTCTCGCGCCTGTTGGTTAAGTTGGTCGTTAGCTATCATTACGCCCATCGCCCTCATCCCTTCGCTTGTCGTAACAACTCTTACACTGTCCATTAGGTCCAATCCACTCGACGCGTATCCATTGTTGCGTGTTGATGCGCGTGCGGATCGGCTGCATCCATTATTACCCGCCCCTTCCTACGTCGAATATTTACTTACCAAGTCGCGCAGCCATTGAAGCTGAGGCTCACTACAGCCCCAGCGCTCAATCTTATCCGGCATCTCCTCGATGAAGCCCAACTCCTTCGCGTTCATTCGCTCGGTGCAATCTTCCAGCAGAGCAAGGCACTTGCGAGCGCTGCGACTACGTTCGTCATCGCTTAGTACGTTATCGCGTTGGTTGGTAGGCCATTGAGATTTACCTCTAGTCCTGAAAGTGGCAGCACTCGTCGGTTGTTTTTGCCTTATGGCTGAGTAGCAGCTTATCCAACTTGGCCTGTAACTTAGCTTCTTCCTTCTCGCCACCTTTCAGCAAGCGTCGCAACCGTTCAATCTCGTTTCGCGTTTGCGAATTACCGGTACGCACTTCTTCGATTTGGACCATTAATAACTTAACCGGACTGGTTATGGTTACGATTGTCGCCATCCCCTTCATCCTTCCCTTGTCAGTTGGGCCATTGCCGTAATGTAATCGTCACACGCCGCTGCTAACTGCTGGGTAAACCCGCGGCCACGATGAAAAGCTACCAATACGGCTTCAATCACCTTCGCCTGCCGGTCCACCTGTGCGGCGAGGGTTGCGTTCAGTGTCTCAAGCTGGTGGATTCGCCTGATCGCAACGTCATATAGGTCCATGTTGTCTATTGTTCTCGCTGCCATCATCGATCCTCCCCGACGTCAATCGTCTCATCCAACTCCGGCATCACCTGGTCCGGCTCACTCACCGCCCACGCCCAAACCCAGCTCCGTTCACCAATGCCATCGTCGTACCTGCGCCGCAGATGCAAGTCAGTCACACGCGCGTCATTTGTCCACCAGCGAGCTATCTGACCCGCGTCCAGTATCGCGCGTGCCACCTTGTCAATGTCGCGGCCTGCGGCTGGCAGCTTTGGCGCGTTGGGCTTGAGTGTTCCATCTGTCCGGTAATGCGCGCGTGGCCTTGGCACGTAGAGTTTGATATTCACTGCCACAGGTCCATCAAGCGGATTAGCAGGCTTGTGTCGTACCATCGCGTCAACCAGCTCCTGCCGCCAGCTTTTAAGCGCGCGATCATTGTCGTCAACTATCACAACCCTTTTCAGATGCGGGTGCACAAACCCGCGCTTGCTGCCCTGCGCCTGCGCCGGCCCCCACACGCAAGCGCTGCCAAGCCATGCGGCAGGTTGTGGCAGCGGCTTAATCAACCTGACAGGCTGCTCATCTTCCCAGTCGTCTCGCACTAACGCGTACTTGTCGTCGAATAGTCCGGTCATCCAACCTCCAGTAACTGCGCTTCTACTCGTGCGCGCTCCATTGTTACACAGGCCCCATCAGCGCAATGTTTGTAGTAAGCGGCCAAGACACGCAGCGTCACGCGCTCAGCCCACTGGCGATTCTCGGCCCAGTAAACAGGTATCCGGTACTTGGTAGACCAGCTGATATACGAACCCATTGCCGTGGCCGCGTTGACACGTTTGATTTGCGGCGGCGGCACAACAAACTCAGCCATGCTGCATTCGATCACTATCGCGGCTCTATCCAGTAGTGCCATGCGTTCCAAGCAGCGCTCAAACCGTTTACGCTCAGCAGTCAACATGGCCCATGCGTCGCCGTGACTTTTTCGTTCAACTGCCAGTACGTCAGTCAGTCCCTCAAGGCTATAGTCGCCTGTTTGCAGCGTCGTTCTATAGCTCTCGTAGCCATCAAACATAAAACGGGACTGCTCCCTCGTGTCTATCGCGATTCTTGGCAGGACTAGCTCTTTCATCGGCTAAAACGGTGCGGACTTTGCGGCAGTCCAGCACGGCTCCCTCATCGCGCAGTAATCACAGGCCAGTTTGGCTCCGTACTTCATTGACTCTCCTGCTAGTGGCAGTTCCTGCCAGCACTCGGCAGTAGTGCCACAGTCCAGCGACCAAGCTGCCTGACCAATCAACTCAGCAACCGAGTAATCTCCGCCCAGCGGATGAAACCCCAGTACGCGATCAAGCGGCCACAGCAACTCAGTAAACGACAGCATTGTTTTATGCGTCCTGTACCATGCGATACCATGCAGCGGGCGCCAGCCTAGCGACTGCTCGACAAGCTCGGCGTACAGCGACATTTGCGCCAAGTGCTCAGGCTTCATACCGCCGCCTTCATCTTTTGGCTTGCTCAGCCACTTCTCAGTCCACTCGCTTGTTACCTTCCAATCGCTGATGGCGGTGGGTGGATGCAGTCGATCCACCCTGCCAACCAGCATCGTGCCCCCCACGATGCCGGATACGTCAACCTCGCAAAGCTCCGGCTTGTTGGACGCCGCCCGCATCTGAGCATGCCAGGCCGTGCCGCCGAGTATTGAGTTATACGCCAACGGATCTACATGCACGTTAGCTATCGCCTGAATTGCCGCTTTGCGCGGACAACCAAGCACGTCGGTCACATGGATACCGTCGCTACGGTCCCGTTTACTATCGGCGACTACGGCTGCGGCGAAGTCAGGGTGGACCGCGCCGCATGAGTCGTAGTGATCCAGCGGCACGTTGGCCCTGCATTTCTGGCAGTAGAATGCGACGATAGGCATGACTAAAAGGGCACATCCCCGCTGTTACTGCCGTTGTTGTTCAGTGCCGCATCTTTTGGCAGAAAGTTAATCAACCTGATGTACTTTTTACCGTCCTTGGTTTGGTAATCAGTCTTAACCCGGAAAGTAGAGCCCGGCGTGATTTCCGCCAGCGTGGTCCCATAGTGCTCCCTAAGCACCGTATCGTTGTTATGAGCCAACAGCGCGCCACGTTTACGTGACTGGTCCCACGATGCCTTGTTAGCCGTTACTTCTTCCTCGGTCGGCGGCGGGCTCATTCGCTGTTTGAGGTTGAAATTGTTGGCCGTGGTCAAGCGTCCTTCAATTTCGTAGTACTCTTGCCCGTCAGGCCAATAGCCCTCGGTAACACTGTCAACCAGAAAATCATGGTTGCCGATGCGGTTATCCACACTGGCTTCTTTGTCTAAGTCGTCCCAAATACTCATTGCTTCATCGCTCCTTTGGTTGTTTTGGTTATTAGGTTTGCGAAATCTGCCAGATTAAAGCCATCAATACGATCAGGCACCTTCACTCCACCATCCCAATCGTCCCGTACCTTGGCGTAGTTCTCGTTATTACCCGGCGGATTGCGAAAGGTTGCCGCTACGCTGTCTCGAAGCTCTCCGGTTGCTTCGTCCTTGATCCGGCAGGGTGTCAGTCGAAAGATGAAGTCAAACGCTCCCTTGACCGCTGTCAGCGCGCCCTTGCCGGGTGTTTCCGGTATCCACGGCACGCCTTTGACGTACTGGCTGATTGACGTTTGGTCCTCCCAAAACGTCCAGTACATGTTGCTGCCGAGCTTGATAAATGCGTCAAGCAACTGCTCGCATTCATAGCCCGTCCGCCACCACATCTGCTGGCTATTTAGGCTTTGATCGCCGTTGATGTATGAGGCGTACTTGCGATAAGCGGGATCAAGGGCTTGTTTAGCCTTGCCTTCAATTACCCCCTCCAGCGCCTTTTGTGCCCCGGCAAAGATCTCGTGGTTGATCCAGTTTAGCGCTCGTGAGCCTCCGTCAACACAAACCCATTTACCATGGTTGGTGAAGCCGTTATCCTGCACCCACATGTACGCCTCACGTAACGCCTGCCTATCACCGGCGCGGAAGACGTAACGCTCATCGATCCGGCTGGAGATCGTTCCCAGACCATGCTCGCAGCTGATAATCGCCACGTTTTCTACGCCGAATGTCTCGATTAGATGGCCGATTTGCAGCGTCTTGCGTCCGCATTGGGCTGCATAAGCAGCACACTTTAGCGTCTCGGCAAACGGCTTGACTTGCAATTGCAAATCATCTGCGGCTACGCCTGCTTCCTGTATTGTTGCTGCCATGTTTACCCTTCGTCTTACCAATGAATTCGAAACGACAGGCAGTATACAGAGCGTCTACAAAATTGCAAGGATTATTTTCAACTTAATCAACGTCAATTTGACCGTATACATGGCGTAGACAACTGTGATAACCTGCGCCGCAATGTTTTTCAACCTGACTGAATCCGCTGCTCGTATTGGCATCAGCCGGGCCTGGTTGTATCGGAAATACCTACCTCGATACCGTCCTACGATGATCGCCAGGCGTCCGGTATTATCGAGAGAGCAAATCGCGCAGATTAAAGCGGAAATCAGGACGGGAGAACGGCAGAAGCCCAACGGCAACGGTCACAAGTAGCAGCAACTCTCAACCAACGTGGCAGGAAAATCCCCTAGAAGCAGGCCGCATGTCTTCGTGCGTGATACTCTGATTCGTCAACACCGACAAACCGCTTTTACTTCCGGGCAATGGTTCAGGTTTAATGGGCGGTTATGGGAAAACATACCTGAATACCTGATCAAACAGGAAGCGCAGGCAATCATTGATAGTGATAGCAAGCTGGCAATTACCGCCACGGCTGGAACACTAGATAGCATCACAAATTTAGTACGAGTTGCCTGCTCAAGGCCGGACGGAATCATGGATCGGAAGACGGATTTGATCACCTTCCGTGACTGTACACTGGAAATCAGCACACGACAGCGCCGCGAACACAACTGCAAGGACTACCTTACATCCGCGTTCCCTTTCGATTACAACCCTAAAACCCGTTCAGACGTATGGGAAATGTACCTTGATGAAGTGATCCCATCTGACTGTCTCTCATTCTTGCAGGAATTTGCCGGGTATGCACTGACTACGGACATGATGAAAGAAACCGCAGTGTGGCTTTACGGGCCATCCGGCTGCGGTAAGTCCACGTTCCTTGACGGGCTGCGGGCTGCGTTTGGAAACCGTGTTACAACCTTCAGTATTGCAAACCTGGACTCTCGTTTCGGGTTAAGTCACCTCAACGGAAAGACTCTTGCTATTGCCGCCGAGCAGCCAGCGTCGATGAAACAGGTTCAGATTCTCAATCAGCTTATCTCCGGTGAAGGGATCATGGTTGACCATAAGTATCACGATCCCTTTGAGATGTTCTGCCGCGCTAAGTTCCTATGGGCGATGAATGAACTGCCGGACATTCCTAAGAGCGGTATTGGCCTGAGGCGCCGCGTAGTGGCAATCAAGTTCCCGCCAATGGATGAAAGTAAGCGCAATGAGAATATTAAACGCCAGATCAAGCTCTCCGGTCAGGCAATCTTTAACTGGGCGCTAGACGGGCTGGAACGATTGCAGGCACGCGGTCATTTTCTCAAGCCTACTGAATCTGCCCATGTTCTCAGGCTTGTAGTTGCCCAAGATCCCGAAATAGACCTTTCCGAGTAAGCTGTTCGCCATATTGGGACGGGATTTTGCTAAGTGTCCTATTACCCGACATCTAAGGTGTTCGCCTCTACTCCCTACCCTCGCAGATTTGAAATAAAAAACTTTCCTATACCATCGCGTATGAAAAAGTTTATAAAGAAAGGTTTAGGTGATACCTCTATTTTACTAGGCTTTTTACACTTCGCACCCCGTTCAACAGTTTAACAATTAACCATCGGTCACGATTTCACGCTACGTTTGATTACGTTGACCGAACATGTTAATATACAAACATGATACAAAGTAACAACAAAAAACAATTACTACCTGTAAGATTAAGTATCAAAGCGTTTGCGCTTCTTCAGGCAATGGCTGACGAACAAGGGATTTCCAAGGGCTCAGTACTAGAGATAATGATTCGCAAGCAAGCGGAAGAAGTCGAGGAGTCAATGCCATTGGTATATGCAATAATGCGTGGAAAAGAGGAGGAGGACAATGACTAACTACCGATATGACCTGATCGATCCCTGGTATTAGTTCTTTTATTCATCGTCCCCTTTCTCCTTTAGCGCCTTTAGCGAGTGATTTACAACGTCATCCATGAGTCTTCAGATCCGTTCAGGGGCTCGGCTTCTTCACTCTCAGCAGGCGCAGGAGTAGCGCAGAGTTCGATGGCGCGGTCGATCATCGGAGCCAAGTCGCCAGCCAGAACTTCACAGCAGTGTGTACACATACTGTTCTCGCAGTCGAGCACTGTCTGTAAGCGGCGTTTGAGCTGCGGTAGCAACCACGCCACAGCACCGCCTTCAACTCCTGCTGGCGCAGTCTCACCCGTCCCGCAATTTGGGCAGGAGTATCCACTACCGTCCCCATCCTCGTGCATAGCAGCGAACGTGAAACCGCAATCAGGACACTCGACGCATTCAACGCCGTGCCGCCGTTCCCAGGCGTGACCGTGGGCGTCGATCCAAGGTGGTGGCGCTGCGGCGGGAGCCACGAACGGGATGCGTCGTCCGTGTTGATCTATATCATCTGATAAGTGGATCTCGCTGTCCGGCTCCCGTTTGCAGTAATCCTCGTCACCAACAGCAAAGGCGCAGTAGTTCGGGTAGTGCGGATGCTCCTGATATGCGTGACGCTCAAGATTACTTTGTGGTCCTTCATGTGTAGTTGCGGGCGCAGCGGCCGCGTCGAATCCGTCAACGTAAGCATGGGCTGCAACTTCGGTAAGTTGCTGCTCGGCCTCGTCTGCGCCAGTGGTCGCGATCTCGCGTTGATATCGTTCTGCGGCCTCAACCAGAAATGACCGTTGCTCCCAGCCGTGGCAGTCGCATTCGTGGCTGTCGTGCAAGTGGCGCATCCATGCAACTAAATGCTTGAGTGTTTCGGAAAGCGGGAAGTTGGTATCAGTGCCGTGATCACGTACCGCTTCTTCGTGTTCAGTGGTAGCGCCAGTGGCAGGATCGTAGGCCCACGTTACAAGGATGTCCGTGCCTTTTGTCGGGCCAATGCGTTTCAATAATGCCGAGTGAGATTTATCTACGTCCAGAAGCACGCCGCTCCTAATCGCTACCCATTCCCCTGCAAAGTTTTGTGCGTTTGCTTTCAACCAATCGACGTTTGCCTTTACGTCAACCCTGTGTCTTGCTTGAGCGAGTACGCCGGTGGCTGGAAACACGCACTTGCAGAGACATCGCGATCCGCTATTCCTCGACTTCACCTCGAAGTGCTGGCAAAAGCCATCTGCGCCAGTCCCTTCACTATGGCCGCACTCTCCACAGCGGCGCTCACTGCTGGAGACGGGAAATGTCCCGTCTTCGATGTCATCAGCCAGAACCTCCAAAGCCGATATGCCGCCTTCGATGAATTGTTGATCCCTTTCATTGCCGGAGTCGTTTCCGGCCTTGCGGATCTCGACCGCTCGCTCTTGAATGCGCCGTGCAAGCTCACTACTGGAGAGTTGAGGGAGCAGGGAAAGCAAGTCTTTCACGTAGGCCAGCAATCGCGCACAGGTCAGGCACTCAACGTTACGGTGAAGCTCATCATAACCTTGTTTGATTTCTTCCAGCGTGAACGTCGTATCTTCCACTCGCACATCGTCTGGATGGACGCGGGCGTAGGGGACGGCGCCCTCAGTAGGCTCCTTGCTGACTGACCACGAACAGTTTTCGTTTGGACGCTCAGGATGGCACGCTCTAGCGAAAAGACGTTCTGGTATCTCCGATTCAGTTGGTAGTTGCTGCTTGTCAGTCATTGGATTTGCCTTTCACACGTCTTGTTGCGGAAGGTCTAATAACAAGGGTCCGGCGGTGCGATACGTGCCGTGCTGCGGGCCACTCAGCTTTTTTCAAAAGGCTCGCAGCCGCTTCTAAAGCCGCTACGTATCTCGGGTTGTCGCTGGAGTTTCTAGCCATCTCAGCCGCGATCTTTACTGCGTGAGCTATTTGGTGGCCTGTGACTTTCCATCGATGCTGGTTGTGACCGTTTTCACCCATCGCTTCAGCTACCGCCTTTCAACCGTCCGTAGTCATCGTGATACTCCCACCACAAGCTTTCCAGTCGATCTAAGTCAGACTTGGACCAACCGATTTCTAAGCAGTAATGCAGCCATTCCAAACATGCTCTGATGGCTCGATTTGTTCTCACCGACTACCACCTTTCGCTCCGCCTACGCCGTCGCATTCGTCTGCGATAGCACCTTCGTTGTTGCATCGACGTACTGTGTCGGATCGCGGAGTTTCTGTGATGCTCCCACTCAGGACTACCAAGCCAGTTATCGCTCACGTTCATCGCCTTTCACTTCGCGTTGCGTTAGCGATTGTAGTGTCTCTCAAGTTGTTCGGCGTTAAGAACGCGGGTCATCACTCAATCCTCAGTCTCTCGTACAGTGCGCGAGCGCGTTGACACTCGCCTACGTCCGCAACCGCGCCGTTAGTTTTTGCAGATGCTTGTCGTCAGGATCTTCACAGTGAGAGCCATCCGTGAACAGGTCAACGTGGTGCGCATTGGCATCATCTAAGCTATCGCCGTATCCGTACAAACCGATCCAATAACGGGCTTCGTTCATCTGCTCCATGTGTAACAAACACTTTCCTGTCTCTTTGTCGCGCACCAGAATTTCATCGACAGTTTCGTCCTCGTTGTAGCGGATCTCGATTCCTCCCGGCATCCTTTCGCGGTCGTTCATGTGGTGCTTCACTGGTTTCGTCACTTTCGTTGCTCCCCTTCCCGCGCCTCAGAGTCGTGGCGGATGGCTGGTAACGGCTGCCATGAAATAGGAATAACATGCGTCCCGATTCCGTGAATGGCCCACGATGAAGACAGCCAATTTTGCGTGCTTCCGCTGATTTGATAGTCCGCAAGAGTAGCTATATGAATTTCCCCGCCTTCGTCTGTCGGGTAGATGACAAGAATGCGCTCATTGATTGGCGCAGTCTCAATCGGTTGCCATGCCTCTGCCCGCACTTCTATCTCGCGCCGGCGCAGGGTAGTCGCTACCACTCGCAACCCCGCATCCATTCCATGCGGCTCACGCTGGAGTTCAAGGATGCGGGCGCACACGGCATCTACGAAGTCGCAGCGTTCTTGATTAACCATATCCTCAGTGATTTCGGGGTCATCGCCAAGATCGTATAACTCCCACCAGCCCGCAGGTCCGCCTTTGTCAATCACTTCCATTAAGGCAGCCCTGATTACGGCTTCACTCGCTAACAATTCTTACCTCATTTCTCCAAGTCGCATTCCAGCGATTAACCGATTTCGGGATAGGCGGGTAGAAGATCGCGTCCTCTACGTGCCAATTGCGACGCAGTCTGGCGCAGACAGTTTCGTAGTTGATTCCGGCCTCGGCAGCCCAATCCTTAAGACATTTTGTAACGCCTTTTATGGTTACGTTGTGATTTGTGCTTTTATTACGACTTTGTTGAGCCTGCGTAGCCCACCGAACATTCCCCGGCTCATAGTTACCGTTCGCATCGGGGTAGCGATCCAGCGAGTGCCCCAAACTGGGACGTGGTCCCATATCAGCAAGGAAGTTGTCAAAAGTTAGCCAACGTTCGCAAGCTGTAATTCCCTTCCCGGCGTAGTTCTTTAGGTTTTTAGATGAGGGCAGCATGGTACGGCCCAACATACTTTGCCAGCAATGGTATTCAGGAGAACGCTGCTCTCTACGACCGTGGCCGTGTCGGAAAGCGCCCAACCCTAGAGGATCGTTCGTATGACCATGTTTCTTGAATCGCTGATAATGAATCGAGCAAAACCCCCACGCATGGTGACGACTTAAGCAGCAATCAACCTTACATGTTAATTTCGGCTTCATCCGGTTCTCCAATTTCTGTCAGCAAGTTTTCCAGCAGGCTTGCGGCTTTCTGAGTATGAATTAGCGCCGCCCGCACCGTCGTCAACGAAGCGAAAGCCTGGTCTCGCGCGATGGCCGCGGAGATACGTTCCAGGGCCGCGGGATCGATCTCCGCGTCCCCAGTCCGATGCAGCGGGCAGTCGCAATCCTCAGCCATCGCGGCGTGGATACGGGCAATCAACTGCTCTGTTTCCTGTTCGTTTGAGCCGTCACAGCGCTCGCGGCATTGCCCCGCTACGGCCTCGGAATCGCCGGTGGGGACGCTTTCAGTCCCCGGCGCGGCCTCCGCTACCTTTTCCACGTACTGCGAGCACCACGGGGCGTGACCGTAACCGTGACAATCGTCGCACCACGAGTCCTCGTTGTATCGGTTGCTGTCGTGAGTAGTCATCGCACTTTGGCCTCCATGTTGAGCTTGCTGGCGTCGTATATCCCTAGCCGTTTACAAATCCGCATCATCTGATTTGCGTGACCGCGTTTCTCGTTGAAGATCAAAGCACCCGCACAGTGAACACTCTTGTCGTTAGCACGATATTCCGAGAATCCGTCTTCATCTTCCACTGTATCCGCCGTCTGATGGCAAGGGAATTCACTTTCGGCAAACGCCTTCAATCGAGACAGCTTGAATCCCCGTTTCATCTGCGGCGTATCCAGGAACGGACAGTGATCGCAGGGCGTGGTCATGCTGTACTTCATGGTGCTACCCATCCCCTTGGTGATGACGGCATCCCAGCCTTGAGGTAGCAGTGAGTACAGAGGAAATGTCCGTCCTCAGGGTTTAGTGTTCCTTCCTCCTGCCAGACGTAGTCATCTGCTGTCATGTCCGCCATGCCGCTGTGCGCTTCACAGGCCGCGCTGAAGTATTCAGCAAGTTCATCCGGCCTCTTGCCACAACCAACGCAAATCAGTTCCGGTCGATTGCCGTCGTGCATTTCAGTGGTCATGGGCCATCTTACTCCTCTCGTTCTAGCCTGTAGCCGTCAGAGCGTCGAATCTCAGGGAACGTGATTTGCATTTCCACGGCTCGCAATACCACTTGCAATAATCCGTAGAGTTCAAATCCACCCATATTGTCACAGGTGCGTGTAACCAGCACCTTCGTCGGATCTTTGGCATGACGGTCAACGACGATCTCAAATCGCTTCGGGTATTCGCCGCTGTCTAGCTCATCTGCCATGCTTTTAGCTGTGATAGATTTCTTCCTGCTCATCCTTCATGCTCCTTGGTGGTGGCCGTGTCCTTCGCCTTCGCTGTCTTTCTGCGACAGAACGGACAGTAAGTGCAAATCATCGCTGGTGGTGGTTTGTGCTTCTTTCCCCGTGGCGGCTCGCCGATCCATGACGTATAAACGCTAAGCAGTGAGTCTGGATTCATCCTGTCGTCAAATACCAAGCTCGGCGCAATCTGATAGTCATGTCCGGCTTCTCTGAGTCTCGCATTGATTTGTTCCACGCAGTTGTAGTTCATCCTCTCACTCGCTCCTTTTTAACTGGTGTATTTCACTCAGTACCTGTTTCGCAAACTCCGGCGTCTCGGAAATGCTTAGTTTCCGCTCAGCTCGGATAGCAGCATTGTTCTCAGCGTCAGACCATCCGAAGTCAGAGGTGTCATCCGTTGGTCCAGCTAACGCCGCAGCAAGTGCGTCTCCGGCAACTCTCGCTTCCATCTCGGTTAGACGGAATGTGTACAACCTTGCAGCCATGACTACAGCAACACTCCCACCGGTTCCTTGTGCGGATGCACCTGATCGCTGCCAATCGGAGTCGTGCTCGCCGCTCCGTAAACCAGCGAGTAGCTGCCGTTTCTCGCCTTGACGTAGAGCGCACGGCACTTGTCGCACTCTGCGCCAATGGCGGCGCACTCTGCGCCAATGGCGGCGTTAACCTGTCTGACTTCATCTGGTTCTGAAATGAACCCCAGCTGCTTGTCTAAATCCGCCGCTCTCATTCGCGTTCTCCTTTCAACTTAGTTCCTTCTCTCACCTCGGTTCCTGACGCGGGGGAGTGCGATTACTCGCCGTCGCCATTCTTTGGTAACTCTACTCGCAATAGTAGCGCAGCGTCGCGTCTGAAAGCCTCGGCCAGTCTGTCTTGCTCTTTTTCGTTTTCCTTCAATCGCGCAAGAATCACATTGTTACTGTCAGACACAGCTACCATTGAGGCTATGGATACCTTGCGGCGTCCGGCCTTGTCAGATGAAAACCACACTTCATCGCGGCCTCGGTAGTCTCTCCCGGCGACAGATGTAATTTTCCCCTTTTGCAGATTACCCAACGAGTTCGGATACGAATCAAGGAAGTAAGCATCAATCGGCTCCCACGGCTTTTCCTTCTTTGTCTCAATCCGATCCATCGCGTTATCGATATACTCGCGCGCCTTTGGTAATGTTGGCGCTTTACGCTGGCGTCCGTTGACGGTGAACTGCCAGACGTTTTCATCTTCGAGCAGTATGATCTCAATGTCTCTGTACATCTGCTTAATCGGTTCGCTCATTTCCTCGCTCCGTTCTTTGGCTTTACAGGCGTGATCACAATCGGCCCACGTTTCCTGTAGCCGATTTGCTCAACCTGTACGGTTACTTCGTCTCCGGCCTGTAGTTCCATCGTTCTGACTATCCGTTGCGGTAGCACCACCATGAGCGAGCCACCCACGTTGCGTATCTTGTATGTTTCGTTCATGGGCGCGAATACTATCGTATCAATACGATATTGTCAAGCGATAATGAAATAAACCTCACCCCGTTCGCCGCAACCAGCGCAGTAATCTTCTATGCCACGGCAGCGGCGCACTCGCGTCCAGCGTGAGCACCCGCTTCAACTTTGCTGTCGTCTCCCCGTCCACGGGAAATCTCATAGATTGCTTAGCCTGATAGATCCTCGTCTCAATTTGATCGTTGATTGTCAGCCTGAGTGGTTTGGAGGAGTGATGGATCATTTAGCGATAGCTCCTCTCGTCTGATACTTACCTGGTTCGTAAACATGGCGACATTCCTTACAGCGCCGAAATCTTTCGTTGAGCGCAATGGTCTTCGTTGACTTACATTGCGGACAGATGCGGCAGTCGTTAAGCATCGCGCTCCTCCCTTCTCGGCCCACGGCGGCAAGGGCAGCGCGAGCGCGTACATCGGTAAGTCTGCCGGGTTTTGTCTTAGTTGATGCCATTATTCCTTCCTTTCCAAGTGGCAGGAGTGATCGCAGTCATTCGACCCTCTCAAACACATGCCACACAAACAGCAGTTGCTGAATCGTGCCGATATACTTTCGCTCTCGGTTATCACTTTCTAGGATCGGATTACCCGTGCTGTGAATCTCGAAGTAACGTGTTTCCTTTTCGGCGTTAGGGTTTACCAGCGCCCATAGACAAGCTTGCTCGTTCTGCCACTGTATCGTTAAGACCTCGGCAGCCTTTGGCATCTCGATATACTGCAAGTCAGTTAATGTAAGGTTGAACTTCCAGATAGTTTTCATGGTTGCCTCTTCAAAAATGGTGCTGAACAGTCGCGGTCACTTACATCAATCGTCACTATCCTTAGTTTCGAACATCATCGCCGCCTCAATGTCGGCCAGTTCGTATTCGTCATGCGCCGATCCGGTCAATCTGTTCTTCAATTGGTGACTGTACGGTCACGCTCGCGGCTGTAAACGCAGGCGCATGTTCTCTCAGCGTTTCGTTTACCATATCCTTAACAAACTCAACTGCGTCTTCCGGCGCGTGAGCCGCTACGTCCTGTACCTCAATCGTGATAGTTACCCTGTAGGTATTCATCGTCTCATCTCCTCGCGTTGTGTCGTTTGTTGTAGTTAACGTAACGCTTCCGCCGCAGCGTCGTATGCCGCCTTCGCGTTAGGAAACACTTGTCCGCACTCTTTACAATGCGCTTCGCCATAAGAAGGCGCAAATAGCCACCCATGAGTACAGATTCCCCTGCGCTTCAAAGCGGCAGCACGGTTGCCAGCATCGATCAATTCGGCCATCTCGATATCCGCATTTTGAAAACCGTTTGCTAATTCAGGATCGTACATTGTCATTCTCCCTTTGCGTCGTGTCCGTCTTTGTCATCGTGAGAGGGACTATACTCGACAATTTGACACCTGTCAATGACTTATTTTACCTGTTGACAAATTATTTTTAAGTATGTAACCTATCCGGGAAATGAGCGAGATACTAACAGTGACAGAAGCCGCGGAAATCAAAGGTGTATCGCGACAGGCGATTTACACTGCCATTGAAACCGGGAAGTTAAAGGCGACTTCGACTAACGTCGCGGTAGTTGGTATCAAGCGCAGTGAGCTGGATAAGTTTCAGCCGAACGAGCGCAGTGTGAAGAATGCGGGCAGGCCACGAAGAGAGGCGAAATGAGCACGGAGCGCAATGTTGACATTAAACGTGAGCGACGTTTAGTCCGCAATGAAGCAATCCGGCAGCGCAATAAGGCAAAGGCGCGGGAGAACGAGCGCAAGCCGCATCCGTTCATGGTCACAGTGGTAATGAATCCTCAGTCACCGGAGCAATGAAGGATGAGTGAAGCGAATAGATTGATGCAATTAATCGGCACGGAAACTTGTAGCCATTGTGGCCTGCTGACTGAATGCTTATCATTGCCTGACGACGGTGAGGAGCCGCGCTCAGCATGTTTGAAGTGCATTAACGACGCCTTCTTATCCTACTGGCTGCCAAATTTTAAGCGACACGCGACTACGGCTCAATCACAGGGGCAGGAACGATGAGTGAGGGTGACATCTGTCGTGCAAGCCGAGCCGCGGAAAGTAATTTGCAAACCTTCCACTGTTACTCAACTCTCAATTAAGAAAGGTCAACTAAAATGCGACGTAACATCTCACTATTAATTCTCTCGGTTGCGATAATCGTTGCGATGGTGGTAACTGTTCCGGTATTTTCACTTACCGAGGCCACTAATCCAGCGACTATAACCGCAGCACCGCTAATTCCAACAACCCAAGTAGCATACGACTGTGACACAGCCCGAAAGGTCTGTTTCGATATACACTACGGCTTACGGCTGTTATGCGAATATAGCTGTAAGTACGAGCGTGATCCTAATCTCTGGAGTTACGAAATGTGCATGTCCGTTTGCGGCGCCCAATTCGCCAGCGGTTATGAAAGCTGCGTCTACGACTCGACAGCTGGTGAATGTCTTCCATTTAAACACATGGGAACAAAACCTGGGGATAACTAGATACGGATACGCAAGCTTAGATCACCATCTTGACGGTCGGGCAGGTCAGACGATCTGTGCTCCCAGGGGTAAGTGGACTGCGGGTGGTGGTCTAGGAAATTTACGGACTGTGTCCACCGTGTTAGTCACGCCGCCCCATTCAAAACTAATCGTGTTACACTGTATAACGATAACTTTGCAATGCGAACAATCCGCACACAAGAAAAGCGTGAGAAGTTTTTGCTTTCACTGGTTGAAACCGGTGGAAATGTCAGTGCGTCTTGTGGGTTAGCGGGAATTAAACGCCGCACTGCTTATGATTGGCGCGGTGACGATCCTGAGTTTGCTGCTGAGTGGGATGAAGCAGTAAACGTTGGCCTAGATGCACTTGAGTCAGAAGCCAGACGCCGAGCTTTCGAAGGAATTCAGGAACCAGTTTTTTACAAGGGCGAGATATGCGGTCACATTCGCCGCTACTCCGACTCCCTGATCATGTTCATGCTCAAGGCTTATCGGCCACAATTTCGTGATAGAGTGCTGATCGATGTCAACGCAGTCGATGCCGAAATTGAACGACGATTGGCGGCAATGGCCCAGCGAGGCGAAGCTCCGGTTATTGGAGAAGCTGAGAACGGGCCAGTCAACTAGTAATCTCCAGCTTCCACCGCCTCACGCGGCACAGCAGCAAATTATTAATCAATCCAAGCGTTTTAACGTACTCGCTTGCGGGCGTAGATTCGGCAAGACTTTACTCGGTATTGAGCTAGCCAGCATTGCAAATGACGGTTGGCCGATTGCTTGGTTTTCCCCAACTTACAAAATGCTAGCTGAAGTTTGGCGTGACTGTCGGCGCATGTTGCAACCGGCAATCACCGCAGTCAACGTACAGCAGCACCGATTAGAACTCGGCGCAGGATCGATCGATATGTGGTCGCTGGACTCGCCTGATTCCGCTCGTGGTCGCAAGTATAAGCGCGTGATTGTTGATGAGGCAGCGATGATTCCAAACTTTCAAGAAGCATGGCAAGCGGCAATCAGGCCCACGCTCACTGACTACCAAGGCGACGCTTATTGGCTCTCCACGCCACGCGGTATGAACTTCTTCAAACAGGGATTTGACTACGGGCAAGATCCGTTGATGGTTGATTGGGCCAGTTGGCAGTTTCCTACAACTAGCAATCCCTATATTTCAGTCGATGAAGTACAGAAAGCGAAGGAGGAACTGCCTGAGCTAACCTTTGCCCAGGAATATCTTGCTGAATTTCTCCGTTCAGATGGCGCGGTATTCAGAAATATCATGCCGAACTTAACCGCCCCCTTAAACCCGCAACCTCCTGAGCATTCAGGCCATCGAATTGTTTCTGGGCTGGATTGGGGTCAGAAACACGACTTTACGGCGCACTCCATTGGCTGTGCTGATTGCAAATGTGAGCTGGAATTAGACAGGTTTAATAAGATCGAGTGGGCCTTTCAACGCGGACGAGTTAAAGCAGCGTGTGATAAGTGGGCCATTAGCCATATTCTCGCTGAACATAATTCCATTGGCTCGCCTAACATTGAGGCGTTGCAAGCAGAAGGGTTGCCGGTAATTGCATTTGAAACCACTGCGTTGTCCAAAGGGCCATTAATTCAATCTCTCGCGCTTGCGCTTGAGCGTTGCGAGTGCCAGTGGCTAAACAATCCTATCGCCACCGCTGAACTGGTCGCTTACGAGTCAAAAGTGTCTGCGATTACAGGGCGCGCAACTTATTCTGCTCCCGAGGGCATGCATGATGATACAGTAATAGCCAGGGCATTAATGTTAAAGTCGGTAATGGAACGCGGGATTGGCGATCTGGATGAAGAGTTAGCTTTAGCAATTGACGATTACCGGGGGAGGTAACGAAGTCGTTGCGGAAGAGTTAGACAACTATCGAGGACGATGATGGACCAAGAAGGCAAGTTTAACGAAAGGGACGCTCTGGTTAAGAAGTTTGCTCATGAGTTCGTGTGTTTTAACCACGACGTTAATAATTCCTATCCCTATTTAGTAATTGACGTTACCGATGATTGCATGATCGAATTAGAAGGAATGTCAGGCTTATTTGCCCCTGATCTCTTTAAGCGTGTAATACCAACAGCCAGCAAGGAAACCTGAATCAAAACAGAGTTGATGTGGCAACTATTTTCCAAAGGATGAGCATGGCAGCACGAGCAGCAATAAGCGCTTGGCGCAACCCGCGAGAGACGGGCACGATTGATGACGTTCGCTCGCGGCTCAATCTCCTGTGGTCCTACTACGACAACTCGGTATTCGACAACCTTGCCGCATGGGCCAATTACCGCGCCAATTACGTCCTCTATCGAAATATCCGTTCAATCTACAACCCAACTCGCAGGCTGGTAAATTTCTACGTGGCCCAAGTTTATCCGGGCGTGCTGAGCGAGGATGCCACGAAGCTGCCTGATGGAGTGGCGATCGCAATTCCATTTAGCGACGACACTGACGAGGCGCTTAAGCTCGCCATCGCGCAATTCTGGCAGTGGTCCAACTGGCAGTCGAATAATAAGTTAATGGTGCGGTATGGCGGAGCGACTGGTTCATGTCTAGTTGAGGTAGTCGATAACGTTGAGCGAGGGAAGATTACCACGGCAGTACGCTGGCCGGGACTGATAGCGGATCGTGCTGCTGATGATGGTCCAAGTCTCGTGTTGGACGATGTAGGCAACGTCAAATTCTACGCGCTAGAGTATGAGGCGACTGACGAGGCAGGCGACACTTATACCTATCGCAAGGAAGTGGGTCAAGACTCCATCACCGAGTACCGTGATGACAAGATCACCTCGCAGGAAGACAACCCGTATGGCTTCGTCCCCGCCGTATGGGCCAAGCATATTGACGAAGGTTGGGGCGTGGACGGCGAAGGTCTTTACGGTGCTCCGGCGATCTCAGGCTCAATTGGCAAGATTGACGAGTTGAATGGACTCGCCTCACACGCGCACGATCATATTGACTCGTTAATCGACTCGCCGGGGATCATCTCCAGCGACGGCGGTGTCGGGCGCATTGGCGAGCAGGCGAATGCGATCAAGGTGACTCGTTCTACTACGGCAGACGAGTTTGCAACGGTTGGCGCTAACACGGCAATGCGTACACTGCGCCGACTCCTGCTCAAAGCGCCTAAGGGAGCAAGCTGGGTGCCACTGACTGGCAACCTGCAACCGGAGCAGGCCATCCCGGCAATGGACCACCTGCTAACCGAAATCGAGCACGACTTTCCCGAGCTCGGCATGTACCAGGAGTTGCGCAAGATGAGTGAAGTTACGGGACCAGGCGCAGCCCGCATGATGGGCGATGTCTACTCGCGTGTTTTGGAAGTCTCGAGCAACTACGACCAGCAGTCAATCAAGCTCTTCCAGATGGCTGCTGCTATCGGGGGATTCAGGTTTAGAGAGAACCGCGAGGGCTGGCGATTAAAGACCGAGGCACAGGCTAAGTTCGCGCCCTTTGATTTGGACTCGTATGCTCGCGGTGACTTGAACATGGCAATCATGCCGCGCCCGTTGATTCCGATGACGGAGGACGACACGATCACGCTCACGGGGAAGCGCCTCGACAACGCGAAGAAAGCCCAAGGGATATTCAACGATGACAAGGTGCTGGAAGTGGCGGGAGTAAGTGACGAAGATGAGCGCAGCGCGATCTTGGCTGAGCGTGAAAAAGAGAAAGAGCAGGCGGTTGCTCTACTACCACAACCGAAACCGAACGGTGATAGTCAGATTATCCAGTGAGAAGCAAAAGGAAAGCCCTGCCGATAGCCCGGTTTCGATGTTACGCTAACCGATCGTCTCTGTACTTCATGGTCTATGTATGGGCCACCAAGCGAGACATGCTTGATAATCGGCCTACTTTAGGACTGACTAGAGGCTCATGTGAGGCCCACACTACGTCTTATAATGAATTCACGGACAAGTCGAGGAGGCGGAAGAAGCGCATCGTTGGTGAGATACATTTCCATAAGCGTATGGTTCGTGCTGACGCTGGGATTGAGGTCGTAACACATGAGACATTCCACGCCGTTGCATCTCTCTTTAGAAGGTTAAGGGCGGATTTTAGTCAATTGAGCTATGAGGGTTATCGGCGTCCTAAACAAGATAATGAGGAAATCATGGCTGAGGTCCAAGGTTTAATGGCACGACAGATAATGACGAAATTTCACGCATTAGGGTTATTCCCGTGGCAAGACGCAAAGTAAAACCGATCTCATTTCGTCTCTACCCAGAAGGTTCATTCCTCTATTGCGAAGTGAACATCTGGCCTACCCGCAAAGACATGCACAAGCATTTGCCGCTTGGTAGAAAGACTGTCGCCAGTTGTGGCGGGCGTGAGTCTTACATTGTTGAACCCAAACGCAAGGGTAAGCGGCAAAGAATTCGCAAAACCGGATTATTCGCAGAGGCGAATTTCTACGAAAGGGAAATAGGAATTGAAGTCGTGTCGCATGAGTTAACTCACGCTGCGTTTTGCTTCGCTGACCGCCGCAAATTGCCACTGGATAAATGCGTGAACAAGGATTTCAACCAAGATGGACGCAACAACACACTTGATAATGATGGCCCTGAGGAACGATTTTGTTACGCGCTCGGGCATATGGTCAGACAATTTACTCAGAAATGCTATGACAAAGGATTGTATAAATAGCAATGTTTCACGTGAAACGTTATCGTCTGCCAAGCGAGCCATCACGCGACCAGTTGGCGAAAGTTTAACAAAAGTATTTGCAAACTGACCGATAGTGTGTATGCTTAGCTTCGATGTACCTATCGCAACCAGCAATCATCGCTACAATTCGCCGAATCAAATCACTCTCTCGTCTTGATGCTTACGGGTTGGCAATTGCTGACGCCGGACACTTTTGGGCGCTTAGAGAGCGACGGGAATTTGAGAAACGAGTGAGGGAGTTGCGAGAAAACTAATGCCTGACGACAACACCGACGCCAAGTCCGACAAAACTGCTGAAGGAGCAGGCCAAAACACTGACGACTCCGCTGAGGGCAAGGATACTGATACCTCAAAAAATCAGGATGCCGATAAGAAGTTCACGCAAGCAGACCTGGACCGCATAGCCGCCAAAACTCGACAAGAGGAAAAGGACAAAGCGAAAGCGGCCAAAGACAAAGAGGAAAAGGAAAGACTCGAAGCAGAGGCCACAAAGCAGGGCGAGTTTGAAAAGCTGGCAAATGATCGTAAGGCCAAGCTTGACGAACTCGAACCCAAAGTAACCGCACTGGAAACCGAGCGTGACACTTTGAAAGTCACCCTTGCCGAGATAGCTGAAGCCGAGTTGAAGGCACTTCCCAAAGAAGTCAGTGACATTGCCCCGGCCCAACGAGCTGAGGACAAGTCACTAACCAACCCTCTTGATGTACTTGCGTGGTTGCCCAAGGGAAAAGCACTCGCCGAGAAACTGAATGGTCAATCTGCTGTTAAAGGTGCTAAGGCCAGCCCGCGTGCTAATGGCGCGCATGTGGCCGACACTGACGCGGACAAACGGGCCAGAGCAGAAGCACGGCGAGCCTACCGAGAATAGGAGAGAAACATGGCAGACGTGGTTTTAGTGACCGCAGGCCAATTGCGGGTAGAGGAGTCGCTTGAGCAGGACACGAAACCGGCAGGCGTGGCCGTAGCAGCAGGCCAAAGCGTTAAAGAAGACGCCACCACGGGCCGCTGGATTCTGGCTGACGCGTCTGCCGCTGGTACTGCTGACGCCTACGGCATGGCAGTGAAAACTGTCCCTGCCGGTTTACCAGTTACGGCCATTCGGCGTGGCGTGGTTGACGGTTTCAACCTTGACGATCAGGACTACAACGAACAAGTGTTCCTGTCCGACACGGCAGGCGCGATTGCTGATGCCGCTGGCACAGCAGGCGGTGTAGTCGGGCGCGTCATCTCAGTCCACTCGCATCGTGTTGGTGGCGTACCTGACAAGCTACTACGCCTTGACTACGCCGGGGAGGTGAGCGCGTAATGCCAAACATAATTCCTTATGGATTCCGTGACTTGCGCGATCAACTCGACGAGACAATTAACGAGCAACTGATCCCCGTCATCAACACCGCCATCACTGAAACCGTCGCGTTTCATAATGAAGAGATGAATCGCGTGGCAGGCATTTTTGTAAAGCCCACGACTGAGTACAAGCTACGCTACAAGACACCGACTGAGGCGAGATTGCAACCTCTCGACGAGCATGGCCGCGCACGGAAGATTCGCGTTGGGGCGCAGTACGATGTCGGGTTTCCCCTGCAAGCAGCCGGACTCGCGGAAGGCGCAACTGACACCACGCGCATATTGGAAACAGTTGGTGATGTGGCTGAGATCACTAGCACGATGACAATGGCGGACAAGACCTGGATACTGGAGCATATTCTAGCAACCTTGTTTGCCGTAGCTGATTGGACCTACACGGACGAGCGTCACGGAGCGCTGGTTGTCAAACCGCTTGCTAACGGTGACGCGCAAACCTATCTTGGCCGCAATGGCTCGTCTGCGACAGCGGACCACAACACCGGACAGGCTGGTGCGATTGCCGATCTAACCAACCCGTTTCCCGGCATCTATTCGCGACTGACGCGACCGATGGGCAGTAATGGCCGAGTGATTTCGTTTGTGGCGTCGAACTTGGTTGCGGACATAACTGGGTTAGGAGACTTTAGAGAACCGGCCGATCCGAATATCAGACTTGGCGCTAATAGCGACGAACTGGTTGGTACGTTGCCTGCTGGCACTCCCGGCGAACCAATCGGCTACACAAACCGCGTCTGGATCGTTGACTGGCCGCGTATCCCTGATAACTACATCGTTTCAATTATCGAAGGTGGAGAGCGTCCGGTTGCCATGCGCGAGTATGAAGTAGCCGCGTTGCGAGGATTCCGTCGAGCAGGCGAACGCAACGACTATCCTTACTTCGAGACTCAGTTCAAACGCGATGCGGGATTCGGGATTTGGAATCGTGTCGGTGCGGATGTCATGGAAATTGGGGACGCGTCATATGACGTCCCGGCAGGATTCGAAGTACCTATGCCCTAGTGAGAGAGGCTGATACAACCATGAAGCGAAAACTATTAATCAGCTTACTTGTCCTAGTCATCCCACTTGTCGTCTACGCTCAACAAACCATGCGGCTTGGCGGGGGATTGATCTCGATCTCTCGTCTTGGCGCCGTGGTTATCAAGTCACGGCCTGACAAGACGATCGCGCTACAGGGCAACACGACCATCGCAGGCACTACCGCAATCACTGGAAACACAACCGTCGTGGGCACGATGGGCGTTACCGGCAATACAACGATCACGGGCACGGCGGCGGTCAGCTCGACATTGAGTATCGGCGGCGGCGCGGCCATCGCGAAGGTAATCACGGGAACAGGTTCGGTGGACTTCACGGCGCTAGCTGCGGGCACGTGTGAGAACTTTACTATCACGGTCACGGGGGCGGCTAATGGGGACTCAGTTGCATTAGGCATTCCTGCTGCCGCATGGGCCACAACTGAATACGCGACGATCGAGGGATTTGTCTCTGCAACTAACACGATTACAGTCAAGCGATGCAATCTGACTAACGCAACTACGGCATTGTCCGATCCCGCTGCTGTGACAGTTCGTGCAACGGTGATTCAGTTCTAGGTAAGGTCCTATGGCAAGTAAGGAAAGTAAAATTGTCCGTCGCGCGCACGCGCTAAGTGAACTGTCCCGATTGTCGGGCTTGCTGGCTGAGCACCTGGATATCGAAGTGCCTGACGTACAGGTCACTAGTCGAGACAATGAACTTGCTGAGATTCAGCGCATTGAGAATATCAACTCGCTACTCCAGCAAATCCTGCAAGCAAGTAACGTGGAAACGGAACGGGGCACACTCGCAGGTTTGACTAAAGCTGAACTGCTTGAGAAAGCCGTAGAGATGGATCTTGAAGTAGGTAAGTCATCTACTAAGGCGGAGATCATTGCAGCGATAAAAGAGCATGGCACTAACAAGTGATCAACTCGTACTCACCGCTGAAATCGTGCGGGAGACTTACACCTCAGTTGTAAGTGCGACTAGTTCTTTGAATGTGGCGCAAGAGTCGTTGCTGAGTGATGATATTGACCTTTGGGAGCAGGAGCGCAACTCTGCTGATCTGAAATTTAAGGGCGATGGCGTTGACTTGGACTCAACCAGACTGCTAGCCGACATTTTCTATCGTGTACGCAACATGCTTGGTTATCCATTCATTCCTTATGATCTCAATGGTCCAGTGATGGATTTAATTGAGTTGGAAGTAGGGCAAAACTTTGGCTAGTGTTGGTCAGGCTTACAGCAAGGTACGGGGCAAGGTGGCCGAAAAGGCGGCGAGAATTCTTCCTGACACGTGTCGCCTTATTATTGGAGAAGATGAATATCCCGATACGCCATGTAGGTTCGGCGGCACCTCCGGCAATATCGATGGTGCGCCTTACAAGATTCGATTTGCATGGGGCAGTCCGGCGATGACTGGTGCCGCAGTGGTGATTGATGCGATAGAAGGACGCCCGCAGATTACATTGCAGTTGGTTGCACCTGCTGATTCTTCAACGGCAATTTGGCAGGAGTGGGGAGCTACTTCTGGCCCGGCTTTTGGGAGAGCAGATGTCGGGTTTTAACGTCAAAGGCGAGCGAAGGCTCTTTGAAGCGATCGACAGACTCACCGAGGTAATCAGTGATCAGCGAGAGCGGGGCTGGCAAAGGAACGTTGATGTCAGGCTCGACTTCGAGCGTAGGTATCTTGATTCAGAGGGCGCAGGCGGATTTACGCCGTTGACGGCTGGCTATGCAGCGCAGAAAGAGGCGGCGGTGGGATTCTTGCCTATCCTGCAATACTCAGGGCGCATGTATCGCTCTTTGACGGAAGAAGGTGCCCCGAACTTTGTCAGAGAAGAAGAGGCCGACTCGTTGAAAGTGGGAACATCGGATCGCAAAGCACGGGCACACCATGAAGGACGAGGACGCTTGCCTGTACGTGAGGTAATGAAAGCAACGAACGAAGAGGCTGAGGCGCATTTGCAAGTGTTTCACGATTCTTATGCTGCGGCAGCGCGGGCTTTAGGCTTCAGGGTGATTTGATGGCAGAAAATGGACCGTGGGATTCAGCGATAACCCAACAATTCATCCAGCCACTGATTGACAACTTAATCGCAGTATTACAAGCAGGCGAAACGGCAATTCACACGGAAGTCAACGGCGATGAGCCAATGCCGCCTTACGTGGTCTGGCGCATAAGTCGATGGGTTAACCCGAACTTTCCGGCGTGTAGCGTTATTCCGAGGCGAACGCGAACGGTAAAGGACGAAGACGGGAAAATCGTTGGTGAAACTCATGGGATTGAAATCTTGATTGAGGATGTTGGGAAAGACCCCGATGACTTAGCCCGCTCGGTGATGAAGAGAGTAGCAGCCGCGCACATTATTATCGAACGCGCGCCACTCTCGGCCTTATTCAACGGCTTTGTTCCTTCGAGAAGTCAACTGCCCTACTGGGACATTGATCACGATTACGCGGCCTTCTTTAACGAGAGCAAGTCAACCTACAAACAGAACGGAAGCTTGATCATTACGTTCACCGGACTGATGGAGAAAACCTAAAATGGCTGAAGAAACCACTAATCTGCCAAATCCGCCAAACATTACAGGGGCAAAGAAGACATCTGCCCAGCGCCTCGCGGAACGCTTTGGCAAAGAAGATCCAAAAGTCTTACAACGGCGGGGCATTGACCCTGAAACCTATGAGCGTAAGGCTGTCACTTACAAAGGGTTGATGGATGAATTCGGAAAGCCTGTTGGTCCACGCCTCTACAACGATATTGCGGTGGCGGCGTTTGGCGGCGTCCCGTCAAACCGGGCTGACCTTTCTATCATGACGCTTCAGGATGAGTACATCATGCCGCGCGGGCGCGATGAATCAGACGAGGCGTTCGATGCCCGTATGCAGAAGCATCGTGCACGACGGGCGAAGGTCGAAAAGCTGATCGCTGAAGCCGAAGGGGGTACTAATTAATGGCTGGTCTAGCTAATGGGTGGGATACCACCGAACTACATCGAGGATTTGGGCAGTTATGGGTTGGCTTGGCTCTCCCCGCAACCGATGCCGTGATGGTCTTGGACACTGCAACCGGTAATCCAGATTCGACCGCCAATCCAAATGGATTCTCAGTCGGTTACACAAACGAGGGATGGGAGTTTTCCACGTCACCAACGTTTGATGAAATCCGTGTTGATGAAGAAGAGGACCCGGTCAGCGATTTTATCACTGCAAATGAAACCACTATTTCGGGAGCCATGCGGCAAGTAAAGAACCTTGAGCGGCTTTCGTTCATGGTCCCTGGTAGCGTTTACACCGCCCCGGCGGGAACCCCGACGCAGATCGAAAAAGTCACTGGAGGCGGCGCGGCAACATTCGACTATTTCACCGCTGCGCTGATTTGGCCGGATTCCGATGATGATGCAGTTCACTGGTGGGTGATGCTCTATCGTTGCCTCAATCGTGGTGGTATCACGATGGGCCTTGGACGCACAAAAGACTCCGCCGTCATCGTTACATTGACGGGCCGCGCTCTTTCAACACGAACTGCCGGCGACAGAGTTTTCGCAATCGTTAGACGCGAAATCGTGGCTTAATGCTTTAACCCTTTAACTTTAGTTGCCAAACAATTAGTGCCGCCGGCGTCCTGAAAAGGATTTGCTTGGCGGCATACTTTTTAGAGGAGAGACAATGACAGAACAATTGAAAGTAACCAGTCCAGAAGAGTACGCAGAGAAGGCTCGTGAGGCGAACGCCAACGAGTCAGCGGGGTTCCTTCATAAGCTAAAGAAGACGGGCGCTGTAGTTCGCCTTCGTCATGTTGACATGGAAGCGTTGGCCGTGGTTGGTGCCCTGCCGATGTCGCTCGTCAGAGCGGTCACTGGGGATATTGAAGAAGTCAACCAAAAGATCGAAGCCGCAAAGAAGAAAATGCCATCGCCAGAAGAGATCGAGGAAGGCAACAATAACTTGATCTTCATCAGGCAAATGGTGGTTGAGAATTGCCTTGAGCCTACGATCCGTTATTTCGAAGGCGTTGGGGTTTTCTTCGTCAATAAGGCGGGGAAACAGGTTTCGCGCGTAGACAAAGACGACTTCATGGAGATGTTCGCAGTTATCAGCGGGCAGGAGGGCGCGGATGGCCTAGACTCCTTTCGTAACCGAGCGGAAAGACGAGCATCTGCTAGTAAGTCTCGCGGCAAGAGACTTCGGTCTGGACCCGTGGGAGTTAATGAGGGGCAACCCGCGTAGGCTTAACTTCGACCTCTCTTGCGCGGCAGTGTTGCAAAAATACGATCTTGAGCGGGACGAATCGCAGCGGAAATTCCACGCAGCGGTAATGGGGGCCGAATTCAAGGACGATTTCCCGAAGACCGGCAATCCGATGTCTTCTAATGGGCAAAAGCGAACGATGACCCAAGAGGACATCATGCGGAACTACGGCAAATAGATGGCTGATCCCCTACGTCTTCTCTTCGAGTTAGATATTGACAGCCGTGCGGGTACGGCTGTACTTCTCCGTTACCGTAAGGACATCGCTGCCACTATCGAAGCAACGCGACGCGCAATAACCCAACCATTAAAAAGCCTCAATACTGCACCTATCACAGCGGCGGCAAAAGCCTCTTCCGCCGCACAAGAAAAAGAGCAACGTAGACTCAATAGCGCGGTCCAGTCGCTACAGCGACAAAGATCCGCGGCCATCATTCGCGGCTTTAAGGATGAAGAAAGGGCCGCGGTAGCAAGTGCTCGGACGCAGGAAAAAGCAGCACAGCAGGCGGCAAGAGCCCAAGAGCGTGCGGCACAGCAAGCAAGCCGCGCCATCTCAAGCGCTTTCCGGGGCATTGGTCCAGGTCTTCAATCAATCGGGCGCACGCTCACCGTTGGAATTACAGCGCCGCTACTGGCGCTCGGGCTGGCGTCACTCAAGAGCGCAAAAGACCTTGACGCCAACGTAAATACACTGAAAGCATTTACAGGGAGCGCGGAGGCGGCTGAGCGCCGATTGGCAGAACTGATTAAAACTGCGCGAGGGACGCCCGGGCTTACTACAAACCTTGCTTTAACTCTCGACGCCCAACTGCGCGTCGCAAAGACCACGCAGGAAACCATTGATCGTGTGTTGCCAGCCATTGGTCGATTAAACGCTGTCTCAAAACTCCCTGATCCGGGCCGCTTCGTTGACAACCTAAAGCAACTTGTCACACAAAACTTTGAAAAGCAGGATTTGAAAGAACTCGTGGGCCAAAGTCCACTTGCGGGCCAACTTCTTACTGAAATCTTCAACGTCGATTCTCCGACCAACGCAAAAGCCATCAAAGAGCAGGCAAAGAAACTTGGACTCACGAGCGTTGATGCGTTCTTTAACGCTTTTGCAGACGCCGCCGCAAAGAACCAAGGACTAGCAAACGTTACTGAGTCGATCGGTACGCGGTTCGATAAGGTGGTTGACCGCGTGACGGTGGCTCTCAGACCGCTCGGGCTGGCGATTCTGAAGGCTATAGAGCCCTTTGTCGAGCCCGTTGCTAATCTAATTGAGCGTCTTGGTGCTGCCTTCGATTCTCTTTCCGAACCAGTTAAGACAGCCATTATCGTGATTGCGGGGATAGCCGCGGCTGCTGGTCCTGTCTTGTTTGTGTTGGGTGGCTTGGCAACAGGAATCACGGCTGTGGTTTCCGCTATCGGGACTATCGCAGCGGCGGTTGCGGCGGTTGGCCTTCCGGCGATCGCTGCCGCAGTCGGCGGGATTATCGTCCTTGTCGGTGAATGGGCTGTGATTCTCGCGGCGTTAGGTCTGGCGTGGAAAACAAACTTCCTAAGCATTCGCGAGTTAGTCTCGGACGCGGGATCAGCCGTGGTTGAGGCGTTCACGCGCATCAAGGCGATCATTGATGAAGCAACACAGCGAATTCTTCCGACACTGCAGTCAATTACAACGAAGGTTTTAGCAATTATTACCGCAGTTTGGGAGAGGTACGGAAAAGCAGTGGTGGCCGTTGTGGGAACAGCCTTCAGGTTCATCTTATCCGTTACAGAAAACTTCCTAAAAAACTTCACGGATTTTGTGGACCTTGTTTTGAAGTTGGTAGACGGTGATTGGCAAGGTGCGTGGTCGGCGTTTTCACGAATCGTTATCCGGGCGGTTGAACAGGTTGAGTTCGTCTTAGTGAGACTTAATGCCATCGTCCTGACTGCATTTCTTAAACTGAATCAACTCATAGTGCGCGAGGGAGTCAGGTTTGCAATAGCCGCTGAAATTCTGGCCGTAAAGTTTATCGCTGCTTTCGTGTCTGCCCTACTCAAAGCAGACAAGGTTATTCGGGCCGCACTGATCGATGCGTTGGTTTTGGCTGTGCAGGGCCTTGATGCCACGGCTATTGGCGCAGTTTTAGTAGGCAAACTTCTGGCAGCCATGCGCAAGGCAGCAGCGCAAGGGGTTACCGTGCCCGTCAGCGTCGAGCCGACCGTAGGGGCCGATGTTGGAATCGGAGAGGGCATACTGCGAAAGAAACAGCGGCCCACAACCAGCGACACTGACGGAAAAGGTAAAGGCGCCGACGCAGAGACACGACGCCGCATACGCTTGCTTGAACTTGAGGCAGAGCGTACAGAGGCTATCAATCGTCAGAACATTGAGGCAGAACGCCTTCGTTTCGAACTGCGCGACAAGTCACTCAAGCAAACCACAGATGACGAGATCCGGCTTGAACAGGAGATATTAGAGAAAAAGCGCAAGGTCTTTGCTGCGGAACTACTCGAAGCGAAGAAGTTAGGCAAGGGGCGAGAGTTAGCAGAAAAGGAAATCAATCTCAAGTCACTACAGGCTGAGACCGAGTTTCACAACAAGGTAAATCAACTCCGAGTTAATCAACAAAAAGAGGAAGAGCGGGCGGCTATTGAGCACCGCCAAAAACTCCTGGACATTCAGGAGCAAGGTGACTCACGGGAGATTGCACGTCTTGAGGAGCTGTCGCGCACTGGAGGTATCACCGCATTCGAGCGGGAAACGCGAAGGGCCGAGATCGAAGCTGAAGCCCGTCGTCGCCGTAAGGGCGAACTCGAAAAGCAATTACAGGAAACAAAGGAAAACAAGGAAGAGCGCGGGCGCATTCAGGATGAACTCGATCAGTTCATTGAAGATTCAGCTACAGCCACTGAGGAAGCAGAGCGCAGGAAACGCGATGCACTTCAAGAAACCGTTAGAGCCTTCAACAACTACAAGCGAGCAATCACCGATGCGATTGCCGAGACTAACGCCGCAATCAGAGAGATCGTTCGCATTGCCTTGGAGCGACCTGAAGCGGCTTTCAATCTTGGGCGGCAACGGATAGTCAAAGCGCAGTTCAAACTACGGCAACAGGAACTCGAAGATGATCGCAAGGCCGCTAAACAACGGATCGATGAAGAAGAGCAAGACGCTATTGATCGGGCCAAGTTGACGGGCGACTTCGAGCGCAGACGGGCGGAGATCGAGAAGACATTCAGAGACAGGCGTCGTTCTGAGGAGTTACGGTTCAAGGCCGAACGCCGTGCGCTTCAAGAGGAAGAGCAAAAAGAACTAGAACGGGTTAACCCTAATTCCACTCGTTCACTTTTCGGCGAGACTTTTGCGGATGCAGCCAACGCCATTCGCGAGGCCGCGCGGTCAGCAGGGGAGGCAGTATCAAGCCTGACCGTTATCCTCGGGAGCTTTGGGGCCGCAGCCGCTGAACACTTTGCTAACGCTTCGGCGCAGGCCGGCAATTTCATCTCCACACTACTCGAAGGTATTGACAACATAGTCGTCGGGTTGGGCGATATGCTCGCGAATTGGGTGCTCTTGGGCGAGACCGGTGCTGCGGCATTCCGCAAACTGATCGCTTCGACGCTTGCCTACTACGCACGAACCTTTCTGATCAAGGCACTCGACAATATCGGCGAAGGATTCTCAAATCTCGCAAAGGCGAGTGCGGCAGCCGCTTCAGGTAACTTAGTCTCCGCAGCGCTATATAAAGCCGCCGCAGTGCAGAATTTTATCTCTGCGGCTAAGTACGGAATTGCGAGTGCTGCCACAGCCGTTGCGGGCCGTTTCGCGGCGGGAGACTCGTTTAAGCAAAAGGATACAGCCAGGCGCGCAGTTAACGGAGGTGAAGAACCTCAGCCAAGGAATCAAACATTCAACTTTGGTGGAGGCGGGCCGGTTGAGTCATCTTCACAGGCCGCTCGGGACGGATCAGGTAGCATCCTTGGCCGTTTGGTTGGGCGGATAGAAGGGCTCCAGCAACAAACCCTTGATTTGCAACGCCAGCAGATGCTGATTCAGGGACAAACCGCTCAAGCACTCAACCGGATTCAGTCGATGCGACATGGTGACGCACTGGCTATAGGTACGGAAGAAAACCCATCAGCGGTTTCGCGTGCCGTGGTCAATCAGTCAAATTCCGATGCTGAGTTTAACGAACAAATGCAACGTAACTTGGGATTTGCGCGATGACACTGCCTACTGACGACTTCGAAACACTGATCTACCGCGGGCACTTCCACGTCTCGGAAGAGTTAGATTTCTCAGGCTCAATTCTCTCTGCGGGTATGGGCTGGGGATATCAGGACGCAGATACGTTTTTCCCGCCGCTGCGTAACTGCTTGCTCTCCTACCCGACACTGCATCGGGACGCGATGATCGAAGTTGAGGAAGATGTTTTCAAGAATCGCCTTGACTATTTGTGGGACTTCTATGAGGTGCATAAAACGGCAGCAAACGAACCATTTCTAATGAAGTCAGTAAAGGACGGTAAGTGGTTCTTATGGCGCTTTGCAGATGACAAGCTTACCTACGAACTGCTTGATCTTTACATGGCATCGTCAGGGTTAAAACTAGAACAAGCCCATGTGCGGGGCGTAACACCTGATAACGCAGATGGGAGCTTTGATGAGGAAGGGTGAGTTTATAGGACGGCAGGAGTCCGCACCGCTGGATCAGCATCAAGTGCTTGCTTCAGAGCTCGGATGTTCTGGGCGGCTTGGGCGGGGCTCGTCTCGATTATCTGCGCGGTCTCTTCATATGCGCGCAAAAGGAGCGAATACGTGAACTCTTCGTATAGACGCGAAGTGTCAGCCCCTTGCGCCTGGGCCACGGAGACGAGATTTGCCAAGCCAGCACAATTTTGCTTTATCTCTTCATTCGTCATGCGGGGCATTATAGCCGATGCCTGAGCATTCAGCACCAATCCTTGAGAAGATTTCCGATCTGCAAGCCCTTCCCGCAGGTGAGCGTAGGCCTGCTGAAATAGTAGTAATCTTCTGGCCTTCCCCGACAGGCATGAAAGTCTACGCCTCGGCTATGTACACCGAGCATCCCTGGTGGCCTGACCTCGCAGCGGCCATTGAAACGGAGTTCGGCGATGAGATCCCTATCACGCTCACGCTGATACCGGACGGACGCACACCTTTTAATGACTTACCGCGCACGGCGTCTGTCTCTGACGATTCAATCAGCCTTACCTTCTCCGATCTTGACGACGAATTCTCTGATCTGCTAATGGACTTCGGCGAGGGCATCCGCTTGGAAGTTTTCGGATATTGGCCGGCAGTTGATCTGCTTCTGAGCATGTGGCGCGGCATCCTCTCTGCTCCAAAGGACATGAACCGATCGCAGGTGAAGGTATCGGCGGTCGCGGGCTGGCGCTCTCCTCAGATGCTTGTACCGCGACGTCCGCACGCGACATCTTGCACGTTTATCTTCGGTGCTCATTACGCCACTCAAGCCGAGATAGACCAAGCGAAGGGTTGTCCCTACAATGCTCATCTAACTGAACTCGAGCGTGGCGGAGCGCCGTTGATTGGTGTGCCGGGTTTCACTGACTGCCCGCGTCGTGTTAAGGCGGATTGTTCCGAGCGCTTGACAGAACCTGACACGGCAACTCCTACAGAGAACTTTTGGCCAGGCTTCGAAACGCGCGCCGATCCGATCCCTAACAACCAAACCAAAGGTCCAAATCTACTTGCCAGATCCTACGGCAATGAATCGAACTTAAACGATCCAATTCGAGTGATTGCCGGGGAGCGTTACATCAAGGCGCTCAACTTACTCGCTTTCCGCAACGAAACAGACACCAACCACCCTGAAGATGGCTTTGGGGCCGCACTTTTCGAGGCCAGCGAAGGCCCGAATCTCGCAATGTGGGAGTTTCGCATCAACGGTGAACTTGTTGGGGCAGAACATCTACAGATCAGACTCGGCGAGTTAGGGCAGATTCCTTCCGATTGGTCCCCGGACGTTAATAGTTACTCAGGGACAGCACACTGTTACGGACGCATTCAGGGCGAATTTGATGATGCTACGGCTTCGGACTACTCAGGCAGCATCCGAGCACTCGGAGCGAAGGACGTAAGGGTTTATTCAGATCCGGATACTTACGTTGAGGGCTACACTACAAACCGCGCATGGTGGCTGCTACACATTCTTGCCCATCTCCGTTGGGGTTACGGGCAAGACTATCCTAGATACGACATTCAGAGCGTTATTGACACGGCGGCGTGGTGCGACGAAACAGTCTCAGTCACCGATCCAAATGGCAATGTCTTCTCTGGCATCCGGTCAACTTTCAACGCGGAAGTAACTGCTCGAGCTATTCAGCAGCAAGTAAAAGATATCTGCACAGCCGGCAGGATAGGACTTCCTTTCGAGTTCAACGGTAAAGATGTCTTTGTGCCGCTCAGGGCAGAAGACACAAGCGATCCCGATATCCCGGCATTCACTGATGAGGGGGCAAGCCGGAACATTATTTACGATGGCGCGATCTCTTCTCTTCAGTGGAACTATATTTCGGATGACACGCTCACAAACCAGTGGACAGTCAACTTTGAAGATGCCTCAAACAGTGGGGTTGATACGCAGCTAGTTTTTGGAGATCAACCGCAGCAGTTGAGAGCAGGCAGGGCATGGGGCGATCGCTCAAAGCGCGTCCTCAATAAATCACAATCAGCATTCGGGATAACCAATGCGGACGAAGCCGCGCGTTTCGGCCTGTCTCTTTTGTTTCTTGGGCCTTTAGACTCGGGCGGCATTCTCAATCCGTGGAGCGTGAAGTTCTCAACCTGGTACACCCACGCTTTTCGCGTCCAAAACTACAAACTCATTCGCGTGCAGAATGCAAAGTTGCAGTCAAAGATCGCTGCCTACTTCGCTGCTCGCGGCCTGTCGCCTTATCCCGGTGCCGACTTCACCTATTTTCGAGTAACGAAGTATACCCGCAAGGGAAACCTGCAAGTCGATATCGAGGCGCAGCTCTACGCTACCTTCGAAGAGGTTCCCTACACGCCAACATGCGAGACTTCCCTGCTTGCTCCGGTCGTGTGGGGCGAGCTCAGCAACATTGAAGAGACAGACGACGGCGAACTGATACGCGATGGCGGTACGCCTGGCACCAATGATTCATGGGCGCGGAGCGAGTTCCTGGTTGACGGTGACTCTTGCGCACGATGGGAGATTCGAACCTTCTTTGATCGGCCAGAAACGAATAACGATATCTATTTCGTGATCGAAGATGAATTAGGCGGGGCCAATAAGTACGGCTGGCATCTGACGAACGAAACAGTTGACTTCCGCATGGGTGCACGCCACGGCGTAACACAGGATTTTGAAGTTTATTACGGACCGCAGGGCGTTGATAATCTCAATCAAGTTGGCTACAACGTGGGGTTCCGGTTCGGGATTCACTACGACAACGGCACGGTGACACTGTACAGAAATCAGCAGTGGGCCACGAACACTGATACTCTCGTGGAGCCCTCGTCCTTTTCAGGTCTTGACACTACGAAGCAGTGGCGCTTGCGCGTCTTCATTTTCTCAGCCTCGGGAGTTGCGACACCAGCGTTTGAGACGAATGGCAGTCTGGTGGGCGGCATTGGAGCACCGCGGGACTTTCGTGCCACGGTGAACGCGGCGACAGGGCTGGTTCAACTCTCATGGTCGCCGCCGTTGATAGGGCCAGAACTTGTAACGGGCTATCACATTCGGCAAGGCAGCACAACGATCATGACCCCGGCACTAGTTTACAGCTATTCCCTCACACTCACGCCGGGGACGTACACATATCGAGTACGAGGCGAAGGCGACGGTCCTATCTTTGGAGCGAATGCTTATGTGACGTTTACGGTACCGGAGGCACCAATTACTGGCGCGGACCTCTTTGTGATTGACGACTTAACACTTGAAAATGTTTTTGACGACCTGACTATTGAGCAGGTAACGGTATAAATTTATGGGACAATTACACTCGCTCTTAACAGCGAACCATCGGCAATACGCAGCCATCTACGCGGACGCAACCGCAAGACTCGCAGCAACTGGATTCGTCCGCGCGCTCGGGGGAGGGATAGTCGCGTTCACTGCGGATGATCTCTATAAGAACGTTCTCCAACTCAGTGATAATACTGAATGGGTGCTGATTGATGAATCACCGATCACCTGGGCTCAGGTCGGAGGCGCTGGCTTGGGTGGCCCACCATCAGGATCGGCGGGCGGTGCGCTCAGTGGCGCTTACCCAAATCCATCTGTGAAGGTGAGTATCTGCATTGCGTGCAGCGATGAATCCACGGCACTAACCACAGGCACGGCTAAGGTTACGTTCCGAATGCCTCACGCAATGACACTCACGGCAGTCCGTGCTTCACTGAGTACAGCCCAAACGTCAGGATCTATTTTCACGGTGGATGTTAACGAAGGCGGCACAACTATTCTCTCTACAAAGATCACGATCGACAATACAGAGAAGACGAGCACAACGGCGGCAACCGGACCGGTGGTTTCCGATGATTTGCTTGCTGACGATGCCGAAATCACCATTGATATTGATCAAGTAGGCGACGGAACGGCGAAGGGACTGAAGGTCTATTTAATCGGAACAAGATCATGAGTTTTTTAATTGATCCATATAGATTTGCGGTAGCGGGCGGCTCACCATCTTGGGCTTTTGAGTGGTACGCAGAAACCGAAGGTCTATCGAACGGCGCGAGCGTACCGCAACTCACTGACACTTCTGGAAACAGTGACCACGCTACGCAAGGCACGGGAAGCAAGCAGGGAACCTATACTACGGCAGGGCTTGGTGGAAAAGCGTATGTCAATTTTGATGGCAGTGACGACACTTACAGTTTTATAAGCGCTATTGCGGCCAGTGGCAGCTTCACGATTTATGTAGTCTGGTACGCGGTGGCTACCGGCCCCGGCGCTGAACACGATACCGCGCTTTTAGGTGGGGGGATTAACTACCAAATGAACAACCACCCTTTCTCGCCAAATATGAGCCCATTACTCGCAACCACCGTAGCTGGCTACGCTAACTCAGGGCAATCTCTTCTACCTAGAGACGTGTGGCACCAAACCAACGTTTCGTTTGAAGATGGTCCGGATAATTGGGCATTTCGGAATGACAAAACGGCGCAAGCCAGCGGATCTAACTCAATTGCCTCATGGTCTCCGGGCTTACAGTACGTTGGATCAATAAACGGAATTGCAAACAGGGCATGGCTTGGAAGAATGGCAGCAATTCTAATCGCTACCGAGTTACATGATCTCGCAACCAAGCAGAGTGTTGAGAACGACCTGAGCACATTCTTTTCAGGTGCGGTGTAGTAAAAGGTTAATGACCTGGGCGCGCACTACTAATGGACGGTCAACGAACCTGTGTTACACTGCCTTTTACTAGTTTGACCCCATAAGGAGCATCAATGGCTTCATTTATGACCAACAAGGCGGTAAGTCAGGCACTAACTGACTTCATTGCCGCACACAGCTTCAAGATCATGCTGTGCACATCGGCCTACACGCCCAACAACGATGATGACTTTGTGGACACAGGTGGCGCAGGCGATGCGGAATCAGCAGAAATCACAGCCACAAACTATACGCGTGGCTGGGGTGGGGCAGGCCGCAAATCTGTAACACTTACAGTTACAGAACAGGACGCAAGCAATCGCGCTGTCATTAAAATCACCAGTCCTACATGGACCGCACTCGGTGGCGCAACCAACGACATTGCGGTGTCGGCTGTCTTGATTATCGAAGGCGGCGCTAACGACACTACTAGCATCATCGTGGCGGCTTTTGACTATACAGCAACACCCATACAGACCAACGGCTCAGATGTCACTTTAACAATGGATGCGACGGACGGGAATATCCGATTTACAACCTAATTAATACAAAGAAAAGAGATCTTTAATCGTGGCAACTCGTTTTTATCTACCCTCAACAGGCGCGGCACCGGTCAATCCTGCATTTAATACCAGTTGGGACGAATCAGGCTCGGCGGATCGTCTTAAATGCGTTGTTACGAAGATTAATTCGGCAATGACAGATAAGACTGTCGCCAAAGGGACGGGAGCAACGCGCGCCTTGGTCCGCCAATACGTGAGTGATCCGATAGCCGCGCAGACTATCGCGGCAGGTACCGTGAAGGGCCAAGTACGATGCCTAGAAAGCGCTGCGAACGACAACCTTGATCTGGTTCCGTTACTGATTCGGGTTTGCTCAAACGATGGCTCGACGTTCCGATCTCCGGCAATTATCGCGTTAGGTGATTATGCGGCGGCTTTAGAGTTCGCCACCACACTGACGAATCGCAAGATTGCCGATGGTGACACAACATCTTCTGTTGACGCGCAGGATGGCGATCGCATTGTCATTGAAATTGGAGAAAAGAATTCAGGAACAGGTTCCAGTGTCTCTGGTACTTTCAGCTTTGGCGATAATGACACCACTGATCTGGCAGAAGATACCACCACCACGACAACTAACAATCCGTGGATTGAGCTTTCGTCAAACATTGTCTTTGGAGTTGGGAAGTGGAGCGATCACCTAAACGCCCAACAAGCGCCGATCAAAAAGTTACACCGACTCTCACAGACAGTTAGCGGCAGTTCGTCTGGGAGTGTTGGGCAGAATGCCGCGAATGAAGGGAAGGGGCAGAAGTTCACGGCCAACAAAACCGGGAAACTACTTCGGGCTCGATTTACTTGCGGAAAGTCTGGCTCCCCAACCGATGCTACAGTGTGCAAATTCTATAGTGATAGTAGTGGCCTACCTGGCACTCTCATAGCTACTTCACTTCCAGTCCCAGCGACGGCAGTTACGGGTGCTACTGTGCCATATGAGTTCGCTGTGCCACCATCAGTTGTTGATGGCACGGTCTATCATGCCATTATCTTTCGTACCGGAGCTCTTGACGCTTCGAACTACTACGCAATAACAGGGGTAAGCACTAATCCCTACGCGGGGGGAAACATCGTGCGCCGCTCAAGTGGAAGTTGGGTTGAGCACAGCGGAGAGGATTGTGTCTTTCACTTCGAGATCGAACAATCCGATTGGTACAAGTTTGAGGTAGATCGCGGCGCGGGAAAATTGCGCGCCTACCAATCCACTGATGGTGGTTCGTCCTTCACTGAGCAGGATTCAAGCAATGCACCTGCGATCTACACAGGTGCTGGATTTCTCGGAGTCGCAGTGCAGCGGAAAGGCGGTTTCGCCTACGTCTGGATTGCTTCCGCAATCGACACGATAAAGAAGAATTTTCCATTCAGCATGGCGGACAACACATGGGGGACGGCCACAACTCTAACGCGCACCGGCGTTGATCCAAGCAAGAACTTCGGGCTTAATATCGCTGGGGCCTTCCCACTATTCCACAACTTCCGAGAATTTACCGATCAAGCGGCAGCCACACAAGACTTGGCTGTTTTCGGGAATACGGGAGAGAGTATCAGTTCGGTTGTTTATCGACGTATTGGCAGGCAAGTTAGCACTACTGCGGGTGCAGTGATCCTGACTGGGGCAGGCGCAACCGTCCATTACGACTTACGATCCCTCGCATCAGATTGGCGTGATTGGACCTATGTCTTCTACACGAAGAGTGATTCGACGCAGATTCAAGTTGCTACATGTGAGCCATCTGGAGTTAATAACATAACTCCAACGATTGTCGGTGGGCTTAGTAACACTACGGTAGATCAGACCGCTAAATACCCTCTCGGCTTGGGATGTCATTTCTGGCGAGATGACGTAAATTACGTCTGTGTGCCTTATGTTGATGGGGGCACTTCAAAACTTCTCTATTGTGAAGTAGGGTCAGCCGCGAATACTGCCGGGAATTGGCAAACGTCAACCATAACCACGCAGTCTGCCGAAACCTTAACGTCTAATCCGGGATTTGTGGTTGCTGACAGCGAGCAGGGCGGGAAACTATTTTACTTCTTTGTCGATGATACCTCGGGTCTATTGTACTGGTGCCATGATAGTGGATCTTTTTCGTGGACTACGCCAGAACTATTCGATGGCAGCACGGTAGTAACTGGCTGCGCGGGCACGCTCTCGGATCAGACGGTGGGGATGCTCCTGCGAGACGGATCAACAGGCAACCTAGTATTCAAAACGTTCGATGTTTTTTTTTGAAGATTGACTACGAGGCAGGAACTTACGAGGCGGTTAAGGATTTTGGGGTAGCCGGATCCGTTCCCTACCGAATAATCATCGACGTTGACGAACTAGCAGGCACTACGTATCAGGCTGAAGTTTACACAAGGGAGACTGAGATTGATGGGTGGTGGGACATTGGGGGTAGCGGGGCTGAAGCAGCGAACTCAGATAGTACCTTTACGATTGAGCGCTATCGTTATGTGAAGGTAAGTGGAACATTCTCCGGCGGTACATTTGCCGTTGGGGTAATCGGCTATGCGGTTTAATAAATGTGGGCGTTCCAGTACCTCAGGACGAAGCGGTAACGAATCCCGGCGGCACGGGTACAACAATCACGCCTACAATTTCCACACACACCGAAGACGATCTTTTAATCATTCAAGTCGGCTGGAAGGGCAATCAGGCCCCTACTGTTTTAACAGGTTGGAATAACTGGTTTACGACCACCACTGGCACGGCAACCACCGGCGTAGGTCAGGGAGTGTGGTGGCGTCGCGTCAACCCCTCAGAGACAGTTACCAGTCCGACTCTGACTTTGGGAGCCACAGCCGTAGAGCGCATCGCGATCTGTTATACAATTCGCGGGGCTGACATTGATAACCCGGCCAACACTTTTTATCAGCGTCAGCAAACTGTGGGTAACTCAACCAGCCCCGCGCCCCCGTCGATAACCACGGCAGCCCCGAATTATCTGCTCCTACACTTGGTTAGTTGTCGCGGCAACACTAGCGTTACTGAGCCATCGGGTTATACTGAGCAGCAGGATGCGGCGGTTAGTTCGACCATCGCGGTTGGGGGCTCAACTAAGACGCAGGCAAATGCTGCAACCGTCATAAGTCAGACCGCGGCAATCTCATCTAATCGCTGGGTGGCCGCGATTATTGCCATCCCTTCACCTGACTATCCCTATTTCAGAGCACAAACAAGCACGACGGTCACTGCAACCTCAGTGACCGGCACCCTGCCAACGGGAACCACTGCGGCGGATCTCTACGGACGCAAAGACTTGATTGTAGCCACCGTAGAAGCCGCTGGTACTGTGCCAAGTCCGAACACCGGGGCTGACTGGACGGAAATTGCAACATGGAGCACTACGACTTCCGGAGGAGCAACTACTGTTCGCCAGTACTGGGCCTTGTACGATGGCTCAATCGATCTTCAGTTCAACCGCTCCGGCAGTGGTGAAATCTCACTTAATCTAAGCACGTATCGCAATCCGCACCAAACTACCCCGATTGGTAATGTAAACGTTCGGCAAAACGCATCATCAACCACTTCGACTTGGGATGCGCTGACTCGCGCAGCCTCAAAGTCCACGGTTATAGCAATGTGCATTGCCGATGGTACCCCGACTTACTCACCGCCCGCTGGATGGACGGAGCGCGAAGACGGATTAGGCATGACTGGAGCCGATCAGATATTTGAAGATGTTGGGAGTGCGGCATCAGCATCGTTTACACTCTCAACGGCAAGTCCGACAGTGGCCGGCTTAGTGGAAGTGAGAAGTCATGCTGGAGTGGCCTCAAGTGTGGAGACGGAATTAATCGGCAGGCCTTACGGGTATGCGGGCGACATACAAATGCGGCAACTGTTAGCACAGTAAGGAGGCAATGAATGGGCAAGCGAACGGTTTTAGGAGCAGAGGAATTCGACCTCGGCACCGGCAACGTGCTAGTGGCGTTTCAGACAGCGGCAGCGGGCAGCAACGGATCGAACATCTTCGTCACGCGCATAGAGATCTTTCAGAATGGCACTACGACGCTTGAGCAAGTGCGTGGTGAGTGCGCGACACGTGACACGGCTGGTACGCTGACTATGACCTCAACTACTCCGCGCGTCTATCGACCGCTCGGCGCGGCGGCATCCGGACTGTCAGGCAACACCGCTCCGGCTGGCGGCACTGGTCGATCAGGTACTAATTCATCCGCTGATTCTGGCGGCACCTATACCAGCATATTCCCGTTTAACTTCGCCAACTTGAACGGCTATTTATTCAAACCCGATCCGACCGAGGAAATATGGGTGCCGCCTTCAACGCTCTTTATCGTTCGCTTGACCGCTACGCCTACCAGCGCTCTCGATTGGGGTATCTCCATTTGGCTAGATGAGAACTAAATGGCTATCTGGCGACAACCTGCCCGAGCGCAGCAGCCGCTTAAAAACACTGCGACTCTAATCCCGCAGCCGCGTTCGTTTGTCGCTGCTGTAGCCACTCTCAGTGTCTCTGCCGTTTTACCAGCTCGAACGTTGGGCGCATTGGTGAGCACTGCCCCTATAGCATCGGTCGTCAGCAGTGCCAACCTTCCCGCGCTCACGATTGGATCGCTTAGTGCTACCGTTCCGACAATCAGCACTTCAATCACGGCAACCACGCCTGATGTAACGCTTGGCGCACGCACGTTTACCTCACCAGCGGCATTATCATCGGTATCGGTAGTTGGTCCATCTATCAGCTTAAACGCGCTCTCAATTGCTGCGCCCGTCGCTCTGATCAGCATCAGTCTTATAACACCGTCAATTACCATTGAAATTGCCGTGCCGATGATAGTGGTCAGTGTTAGCGCTCTTATTCCACAGGTCACACTTGGATCGGTAAGTGAAAGTGTACCTATGGCGGCGGTGGCGAGTAGCACTGTCGCTCCGTCCGTCACCTTAGGCGCTACAGCGTTACCGGTTCCATCAGCCTTGGTGCCAGTCGGTGCTATTACGCCACCACTGATTCTAAGCGCCATAACCGTAAATACCCCCATCGCCTCGATTGCCGTTTCATCTACCAGTGCCACCGTTTCTCTTGGTCCACTTGAACTAGCCGCACCTGTTTCTTCAATTGCAATACAGGCGATTAGTCCAAGTATTGCGATCGATGTCCTTGGTCTTGCGGCGCCAGTTGCGACTGTCAGCATTAGCGTTGCATTACCGATATTAAGCGCTGACGGGATATTTGGCGTTGAGGTAGCGTCGGTTATGGCGACCGTGACGCAACCGGTTGTCGCACCTGGCGCGCTGATTCTTAATGCGCCTTCGCTCACGGTGGGCACGCAGGCTGTAATTGCAAACGTGACACTTGCTGGACGGTCGCTTTTAACCCCCGTTTGCACCGTGGCGACATCAGTGGGAGTCCCTGACGTTACAGGCGGTGAAAGCGGCATTATCGGTGTTCCGGCTGTCACGGTGGCGGTTACAGTTAGCACACCTGTTTTGCGTTCAGGTTTCTCACACTCGAGGCGGACCTACGTGGTACAATCGCTGAATTACACTATCGAAGTAGCCGAGCCTAATAAGAAATGTGTGGTAGCAGCACTTGATCACGAAGTCGAATACGAGGCAGTTTGATGACCATCAGTGACTTAGACCCCAAAGACCCGAACGACGTCATTGACTATTCGATCAATTGGGCACGTTACCTGAATCGTATTGGTGATGAAATCTTATCCAGCTCATGGCCAGTCGTGCCTGACGGCATTACCTTGCAAACCCACACGCATAATGACACATTGACAACTGCGTGGCTTAGCGGCGGCACTGCTGGTTCGCGTTATAAGCTTACCAATCGCATTGTAACCGTAGGCGGGCGCACGCTCGACAAGTCAATTACCATTAAAGTCAGGGAATTGTAGAAATAGTTTGATTACCTTTGTCCCTGATGAAGCATGGTCCTAGTATCCAATCTCTCGTAAGGGCTATAAATCATGGCTATTAAAACTGACACTGCTACCTACCCTGAAAATCCCAAGTCCATTCAACTACCCCCAGCAGGCGGGAAGTATATTGACGACCTCGCGGGCGCGGAAGTACTGCGGTTTACGGATGAGCGTGATGGTCAGGGCCACAGTTTCAGTACGACATATTCAGTCTGGAACGCCTTCAACTGCGATGCGACGCGAGTGTGGCTGTTTGAACAGCAAGGGCCGTACTATGTTGGTAATCTCAACCCGACTACGTTAGAGCGAGTTGGTCCGTTGGAGGAAGTTGTTCCGGCACGGGGTTCGTTCGTTGACTACGAGACAATGGTCTGGTCGTCTCTTGATAGGGACAAAGCCTTCATCCTGGTTGACTGTCAAATCTGGAGCTACAAGCCATCAACCAAGCAGTACAGCGTAGTCGCAGATCTGCGCTCTCACTTTCCTGCTGGCGCAAGGTTCAACCAACTGTACGTAAGTCAGGATGATAACCGCTTTGCTGCTGTGGTGCGTTCCGGCTCTATCGGCTCAGGCGACTACGGAATCATGGTCTACGAATCGTCATCGAATTCAATCAAGCTTGACGTGAAAGTCAATCAAATCAACGGCATCACAATGGGCAAGGATGGGAAGTACGTGCTACTGGTCCGTGAAGATGCCGCCGGAGGACAGTTTTACCAACAAGTTTATAACGTTGACACTGGGACATTTGAGGCGCTAGTTGCCGATCTCTGCAATGACTGTAAATTCCGAGAGCTGGACGCCATTCACGTCGCGCCCGAGACGCCCGATTACCATCGGTTCTCACGAAGCGGTGCACCTGACTACTGCATCGGGCACAACGATATCGGCATGGATTTCTGCGTAGGCGGCGATCAGTGGCGTGGTGCATTCACCGCGCGAAAGATGTCGGCCCCACACGATGTCACAATGGTATGGCAGTACGCCAAGACTGGCTGGATCAATTGGCACGTATCAATGCGAGCCGATAGAGAGGGATGGGCGTTGGTCTCAACCTACGCCGGGGCTCGAATACGCAATGCACAGGGCGAGGTGGTAGACGTAACCGAAGGACCGTTTATCCGCGAGATATTCCAAGTTGGAGTAAAACCTCCCTTCATTGGTCAATTCCGCCGACTGGTCCATACCCGAGCGAATTACGCCTCCCCGCACTACTGGTACACGCCGCGGGCAACGATTAGTCGCGACGGGCGACTGGTATGCTGGACGGGCAACAACAACGGTGAGCCGGGAACAAGTCGCACTGACATCTTCATCGCGCGGATTGAGCCTGCGCCGAGCGAGGGGACAGCGCCAAGTCCGCCAGTTCCGTCGCCTACACCTACACCAACGCCGACTACTCCACCCATCGCTACAATCACCTTTCCCACTGACGGCGCAATTCTCTCGGGGAAGGCGTCTGTAACCGCGACTATTACAAACGCAGAAGGGATCGGAGACGTGTTCCTGGTCGCGGATGAAACTGTGGTCGGAATGGACGTAACTGCGCCCTACGAGTTCCAGTTGGATACGACACAGATGCAGGATGGGCCGCATTGGCTCTGGATACGCGCGTGGCAGGCGGGGAAGGCGGTGGACTCCGCGCGGGTAAGAGTTACAGTGAAGAATGTCGCAGCGCCACCCGTGGAGCCACCGCCGCTGCCGCCTCCACCACCGACGATTCCCTGCTCAATCTCTGCGCCTGCGTCAGTGAATGTGCCGCGCAACGGGAGCGGAGTGATTGAGATTGAGTTACTGAATCTCACCGCCGCAACCGAAGTCAGGGTCATTGTTCCTGATGGACAAGTGACCGTATCGCCTACATCGTGGAATGCGAATCCAAACGACCGCAAAAAGCAATTCAATGTCCGGGTTAAAAAGCAGTCGCGAGAGATTAAGTTTTCGTCTGGATGTGGAGTGGCGGTGGTAAGGGTGAATGTGACCTAAGTAGCGCGAGTTTGTCCGCGACAATCCTCATGCTATCGGCTAGTAAGCTAAACGATTGCGCTGCCTTGCCTGCTTTCGCTGCGAACCTTTTGAGGCCGAACATCATCCGGCGTCTATGCTGTCGTCTTTGATAAGCGTTCATTTCTCTCCCGATCACAGTGACGGCTTAAACGTAGAGGTCTTTGGTTTCATGCTCGCTGAGATTGTCTGAGCAACCCGTGGCGTCAGATAGACCAACAGCCCAAGTAGGACCAGCAAGGCAATCAAGTGTATAAAGTATTCTCGTATAGTAATCATCTTTGCCTTTCACTTCGCGCTCGTCTCCTTCGGCAATCTGCCGTAGTAGAGCCACCAAAACCATACCCAATCCCTTGCGACCATCGGCCACCAATCAGGCAGTTGGACAGTTGGACCTTCCATTGGTATTCCAAAGTTACGATTCCCTCCCTTTCACTTCGTGCTCGCGGTTAACCTCGCAGTCGGGCTCAGAACAGTGCCGCCCCTGCGTACTCCAACCTAATGACGGTGGAATCGAGCGCCCTCACAATAAACGTGCTGAATACTACCGTCAGGATTTTTAATGCGCGGAACCATCGTTAATGGCCTCGGACTAAACTCGTCAGGATCAAGGAATATCGACATCACTTCTCTCCTTCCTCTTCCGTGCGGGTGGCGGCGCGGACTTGGGCCACGCAGAGATTGAGAACACCAAACCACCATGCGTACCATTCGGGAAATAAACTGTTCTGAATCATGTTCTCTCGGGTTGTCCAGAATGGGGTTGTCCCCGGTTCTGTTGGTCGTGGCTCCTGATCGCCAATATCAACAACGAAGCCCGCGCAATACCACTTGGCCGTCGCGTCGTCACCTTTGATCGGATCGAGCGTGTGGCCCGCGACGAACTGAATCAACAACGCTTTGCATCCAGTCTCTTCCATTAATTCGCGCCGTGCGGCTTGTTCGAACGATTCTCCCGGTTCGACCTTGCCACCGACACCGCAAAAGCCGTCAAAGTTACGGCTGTTCACAGCGAGAATTCGATCACCGCGAAACACCGTGATTTCAACCGAACCACGTAATGCCGTATCGTCAAGCACCGCCGCCTCAACTGTTGTTTCTCCGGTAGCGGCAGATCGCAGCCGTTCAACTTCTTGCTGTGATCTAGCAAGAGAGTTCATCATGCCTTCAAGCTGCGCTCTGAGTCGCTGCGTTGTCACGTCGTCTGCTGTAGCGCGGGGAAGATCAGCGCGGGTGTTCCAGACGCTGATCGGGTAGATGATTGTCGTGGTGCCCAGTGGACAGTTGCGCTCAAAGATGGGGTGATACGTCGCTGTTTGGTCCATTGGATGCACGGTTGGCACGATTCCGCAGAACGGACAAGGCTTGAGTTCCCCTTCCTGTGGTAAGAACTGCCCGCAGTCCGCGCAGACCATTAATCCCCTTTCAGCGTTATAGGGCTTAGACTGCGTGCTGCCACAGTCAGGACATCTTTGCCCGTTTCTAAAGTCAAATTGTGTAGTTGTCATATGTTGTTCCCTGTGGTTGTGCCTCTGGTGCAGTCATTGCTTAGACCTCCGTCCCGCTCCCCCACTTGGCGAGGCACATGGCCCAATCAAGCCAGCGCCCGCTTTACCACACTTCTTGCAGCGGTAAATCAGACTGTTATCTAAGCGCCGATTGCCAACGATCTCGGTATCGTGTTGCCCCGCTGGTGTCATTTAAGTTTTCTACCTTCTCTTTTCATATGATCCAGAAGCCTTCTCGTGTCACTAACCGCGACCGCGTCTGCGTCTCGGCCCAGTGCGGCGAGCTTGACTGTATCAACACGCTCCAGCGTGAGCAGCGCGGCTTCGACTAGATCACTAAGACTAAGCTGCCTCTCTTTGACGTCAGAGAAATGCTGAGAAAGAACCTCTATGGCCTTATGCATGTCGAAGCCGGAAACGTAAGTCGTCTCGTGACCGTCAAGCAAGCGCAAGGGTCCGCAATGACTCATTGCTTCGGCAAGTTGCGCCTCTGGTGAATTAGTAGTGTCGTTCATGGCTGCTCCGTGTGTACGTGCTCTTTCTCGATATATGGAATGGCGTGTAGTGCTTCCGCTACCTCAACAGGCAGACCGGAGCAATACATCCCGGCAACTTCACGCAAGTTTTCCAGCGCATCGTCTCTTGTAATGTGACACGGCGGGCACAAACGATGCCGATCCAGCGCATCAACCCAACGTCCGCAGTTATTGCATGTTCCTGTCGTAATCATTTGGCTCCTCCGCAAATCCCTAGACCGTGCTGCTCCCCGTCGCGTGGACCAAGATACCGCTTGCCACAGTTCCCGCAGAGCGTGTTGAAGCGCGTATTCCACTGATCGCGCAGCCGCTCCACTTCCTCCAGTAACTCTAAACACGTAGTTGGATCGAAAGCGGCGATGTGCTCAGAGCAGACGACGCTAAATGCGATCTTCGTGTCTTGAAGCTGGACCACGTTGAACCATTCCACGTTCGGGTATGCGTCACGAGCCTTTTCCGCGATCTGTGTCAGTCTGGTTAGCTGTCCGTGGATCATGGTTATTCAACCTTCAGCGCCGCGAGCTTGGTCAGGATTTCTTTAGCTTCGATAGCTCGCTTGGACGGATCGGACTTCAAGCCACGGGCATCGTGCATTAGCCAAAGATAGAAGTCGGGACGCGTGTATTGCTCAATTAAATCCAAGACCTTAGTAACGGATTCACGCACCTGTTCAGTCATCGGTTCATCTCCATTAGTTCATCGAGACAGGGCAAGCAGGAATAACAGGTAGCAAATTGCCCTTCGACTTTCGCGCTCTCTTTATATACCCGACTACCTGCTTCAATAACGTGACCTTTCTTGGAATCGTCAAGTAGAAGATAACTAGCTATGCACGTTTGCGGTTTCCTAATAGTGATGATTAGTACCTTGCGACACTCAATGGAACAATCGCCCTTACCTTCATCGAACGGGTTGAAGTTAAGATATTTAGCATCGGCGTCCTTCAGCATTGGTCTAACCTCATCCGATTTCGTCAACATTCAGTACGAGAAGAACGCCATCGCACCCGGCAACGACTTCTTTGATTCCGGCGGTATCCTCTGCGCCTTCATCCATCGAGGCCCGAACTTCATCGTCCATTCCGGCTCCGGTTTCCCGAATCGCGTTAAGAAGCTGGCCCAGCGTCATATTAGCCATCGATATTTCCTTTTCTCCGCCACTTCATTCAGCGCGGCTAGTTGTTCAGTAGTCATGGTTTTCCTTCCGCAGCAAGGCGATTAAGTGCGACTGAGTAGAAGCGGTACTTTTCTGCCTTAATCTTCTTGGCGTCCAAGCGCTCGTTGGTTTCCTTGCCGTCCATATCCGGCAGTAGGCCACGGTCACGCATGACCTCACAGAGCGCGAGTAGGTCACAAAGCTCATGTGTAATTCGTTGCCGATTCGTAAATTCCTGCTCAGGCTGAATTTCATCAAGCCCAAACATTTGCGCCTTGGTGCAACGTACAGCGATCTCGCAGCACTCTTGGGCCAAGTGGCTCAAAAGATAATCAGTCAGTGAAAGCGGTAGCTGTTCAGGGGTGAGAGTCATGCGTGATGATCCTCGCATAAGTCGCACTTGTCGCATTCCTGTATTTCCTTGAGCTGCCTAACCGCGTGTCGCTGCTCAGGTGAATCTTGATACTTTGCGGCCTGCTTGTTACCAGTGACACACAGAATCTTATGGCCCTTGGTGATTCCGCACTCTGGACAAGCTTGTTGTTCCTTCTCACTCATTCCTGTGGCTTCCCTTCTTGTTGGGCGAAGTGGCTCAACGTAATCAACTCTTCAATACGTTCACCCTCCGCTTTATCTGCTAAGCGACGTGAGAACCAAGAATCAACAGTGCGCTCAATTGCAGCGGCTAACTCTTCCGCCTCTTTGTCGCATTCTGCGTTTTGAAGGGTATCCCACAACTCGCTTGATTTAATGTGGGCATAAGCTAACTCATGTGCGAGTTCTTTGCGGTGGTTAGGTGTGTTCATTTTGGTTGAGCCTCATTCGGTTAATCCAGAAGCAGCCTTTAATGCAGCGTCGATTTGATTTACTACAACCAGTACATAACCCTCGGTGCGATCTACGTTTCCGCGAACTGCGTGGTCTCGTAGAATCGGCGTAAGCGTTGAGCGAAGTACCTCTAACGCTTCGACTAAGAGAGCCTGAGATTTGAGTGCGTGTTGCAGTTCTGAATATAGATATGCCCGTGGTCCGCCTTCATGAATTGCGGCTTTGTGGTCTGTGACTATCTGCGCCGCGATTTGGACATCGAAGCATTGGGCGATAGGATTCTCAGTCGTGTCGTATTCGCCTCCGAGCACGACGACATAGTCCTCGCCTTCGTGTACTGACCACCCGCCCACGGTGCCATCTGAAGCGTTAGTCGGGCAGTTGCATTTGCGACCGTACCGAGAAGCGCAATTCAATCTGTGTACGGGATCTAATTTCCAGTTATGCTTTGTGGTTGTGCTCATGTTCCGCCTCTCTTTGGCTCTGAATCTCTTGAAGTGAAAGCAGCAATTGATGACGAAGTGGAAGAGGCTCAGGCTCTAATCGAAGGCCGCATTGCGTACAAAAGCCCGCCTCGAGATCCGCTGCGGTAAGTTCATTTCCGCAGCCTCGCTCTCTGTCTCCGCAATAGATTCGCTGTGTATGTGTTGTGCTCATGTTACGGTGTTCCAGTAGTTCGGGATTTGATATGCGTAACCGTCCTCGTTGAAACTTGACCACGCTTCACATCTTGGAATGTAACCACTCGGGTGAAATCGGTTTTTATGGCGTCACTGTGGGAGACTTCGCTCTCGCCGCAGTTGCACTGCTTACACTTGCCGGGACCGTGCTCCGCGTGATTGCAGTTGTAGCAGGTTTCCATGTCTTTCTTTACTTGGCCGTCTTCTTCTTAGGCCACCGTGCTGCTCGCGCTTTCTCAAGGCTCTTTTTCGCTGCCGCCCGCTTCTTTTTAGAAGTGGCTTTCCCGCCCCGGCGTCCTAACTCCTGCATTACCTTTTTAATTGTTTCGTCTTCCATTGTTGTGCTCAGCCCGCCATTGTTGAATGGACGGGCGGCTCTGCACTTGTTTAATTTGCACGTACGGCCTCTGCCCTGGCGCGTGCGGCAGTGTAGAGCGGGTGATTCTGGAAAAGCACTACGCGGCCCTTTTCGAAGTAGTCCTGCTGACTGTCAGTGTTGTTGACGTACGCCGTGGGGATGATTCGCACTAGTATGTCGCCCGCATCGTAGTCCTTAGCGTAAATCGTCACGCAAGGCTGACCGTCTATGCGGTTATCAAGGGAGTAGTGAACGCGAGCCTTAGCGATTCCGTTGATGACGTTGAATTTGTTGAACTTGACGGTAGCGGTTGTTGGTGTGCTTGTGTTTTCCATGCCCCTGAATATACACTAAGCCGCTTACTGAGTCAATAGCCTACGCGATTAATTTCTCTATACTATTTCGTGTGCCCTCGGTGCATCGTAACTTTTCCGCCACAAATAAGGTCTGAAAGTGATACACTGCTCGGCTATGGACGGAAATCTTACCTATGGCCCGAAAGGCCGACTCATTTCTGCAATCGCTGGTTTTGCCGGCATCCTATCGGCGGCCGTTTCCGCGTCACAGCAAGCAGGTCTAGTTAGCATCTTCCCTTCCGAATATAACAAGTATTTCGCGGGCGCTGCTATTATCTCGATATTCATCACTCTGTTTAGTGAGCGTATCCAAGGCGGCGCAAGCAATCCCGAGGTAAGAGAAGCGGCAAAGGCTTCCGATGTTAAGAACGCACGAGAGGAATTGAATCAATGAACCGACGCGATATGATCGCAACCAGTGGACTTGGCCTTGCTGGCTTCGCGGTAGGCACCGGATTCACTGCTCCAGCCTGTGGCGTTTCCAAAGAGAAAGCGGTTAGAGTCACGGGATTCGTTATTGAGATCGCTAAAGAAGCCGTGCCGCTGCTCGACTTGCTAAACGCTCACGACCTTGCGATTACGGTAGATGCAAAAGTAATCCCGGCACTCGAGAAGATGAAGAGCGCACTGGCGAATGCCGACATTCCAGCATCACAATCAACTCTCGCAACTGTGCGTAGCGCTCTCAGCGCAGTCGGCAACGCACTGCTCAACCTCCCCGACACTCCACGCCGCACTACAATCGTCGGCATTCTCGCGTCGATTAACGTGCTGTTACTGACAGTGGAAGCTTTTGTGGAGTCGGAAACGCCACAAGCTGCGTCTGCTACGGTAGGGCTGGAATCAACGGTTTCAGGTACGACTAAATCCGCGCAGATGCTAAAAGTGTTTCAGGCGACACGACAGTAGGAGATGTGCATGGCCCTGATTTTCAAGTTTGACACAGAGCAATTCCAGGCGCTCGTCACTGCTATCGACAACCTCTCCGACAACCTTGCCAAGTGGCAGGGGAAGGAGACTGAGGCTATCGAGCAGGGATTCAGCAACCTCGCTATCGCCCTCGGCGGTGAAGACGTACAGGCTAGAATTGATGCGCTAACCAGCGAAGTAAAAACCGAAGCAGACGCACTCGAAGGCTCTGCTCAATCTGAAACTTAATCATTCAAATAGAAGGAGACATTATGGCAGCAGACTTTTCTCAACTGACAGCAGAAGTAGAGCGCATCAAACAAGTGCGCCCGTCAATCGTGGCAATCATTGAAGGTATCGCGGACCGCGTACAGGCGGCAGTGGACGCGGATAACGCGGGTGATAACAGTCAACTAGCGACTTTGTCAGCGGATCTGCGCGCGGAAGCCGACGAGTTCGCTCGTGTGGCAGTTGCGGGCACTCCGACTGAGGGCGGCACCGGCGAAACAGGCGGGACTCCGGCGTAGCTGAAACAAATTCGCAGCGCTCGCCAGGAAGCTTGTTTACCCATCCTTTGCAAATTGGGGGCAGTTTGCAAATTGGCACTGACGAGCGTTGCGATTGCTTACTCCATCCGTGGACGGGATTCGTGCTCGTGCTGAGCGTTGGCCTTAATGCGCTAGTGAGTACTGGGACAACTGGACACCTGATTCCCCTTAATGTTTGACACTTCAACTTTCAACGTCATTGCCAACTCCGTGATGATCCTCGGCGGGGTGGTGATCATTTACGGTATCTTCCAACTCCGTCATCTGATCATGCAGAACCGGGAAATGTCAGAGCGGCTTGAGTTGTTTCTTGCCCCAAAAGTCGGCATTGAGGGATTCCTGAATATGTGCGCTCAGGTAGTAGAATGCGATCCTGATGGAACTTGCGTCGTAGCCGATAAAGACGGTGAGATTGTGATGGTTAATCGTAGATTTGAGGAAATGTCTGGTTATCACCGCAGCGAACTGGTTGGTCAGCCCGTCGAGATCATGGTGCCGGACAGGTACAAAGGGATTCATCCGAGCCACAGGGAAAGCTACTTAGTCAGTTCATCTAATCGACCAATGCGCGGATTATCATTTCGACATAAGCGCGGAAGAGAGATTGCGGCAGGGATCTGGCTAGGCCATTTCAGCGATCCTAACGATGGCTATACAATTGTCAAGATGCGATCTGTCGATGGGGAGATGTTAAAATCCAGTGACACGCTGAAGTGTATCGCGGAATGAACTGGCCGCAGCTGCTCCAAAGTGTCATCACGGCACTGGTAATTGCCGGAATCTTTGCGGTCTTCAAACTGTTTCGTGATATTGATCGGCTACAGACCAAGACTGAGCCGCTGTTGGAATGGTGGAAGAAAACGTCACTAGATGCGTTAAAACTTGCAACCAACCCGACATCCGAACGACTGACTGAGTTGGCCGACAAGTATATTGCCAGCGTAATGGGAAGTGGACAGATTTCATTAGCCGAGAAACAGGAATTAATTGACGGACTGCGCGAGGTAATGGAAGATAAAAACCAAGTACCTGGCAAGCGTCAGTCAGCTTCGGTCTCACTAAGATTTATTGAATCAAGAGAGCATTTACCGTTGAGACGGGGAGCATCGCATTGAGAGCGGCAGATGATGTCCACTACGGAAGCATAAATACAAAAACCAGAAAGGAATCGCCCAAATGACAGCTAATGAAAATAAACCGGATAGACCTGATTCGAAGCCGGATGTACCAGAACCAAAGCAGCCCGAGCCCGGCAAGCCCGCTCCAACACCACAGCCGCAGGATGAACCGTTACCGCCGGGAACGCCAGTTGGGCCTGGCAAAGGTGGAGGTGGCTAGTGAGCGCAGTTGCGGCCTCAACATATGAAGGTCGTAATACCCTCCGGGCTGTCAACGAGGCTGACCTGCTTCGTGAAGTCCTGATACGTGAAGTGCGCGCGCTTGGGACGATGTACGCGGTTGGGAAACGTCGGCCTATTACTGAGCTGCCGCCGGACAAGCAGCAACAGATTCGCGCGGCATATGCAGACACTCTTTGGGCCAGCGATTACTGCGTTGAAATGATGGGCATTTGCACGTCACGCGCGCTGGCTGAACAAATCGTCAAGGATCATGGTCCGCACTGGTTTTGCTGTAAGTTGCCGATTGATTCGGTGCTTACCGAAGAAGCAGTTCAAGGCGAGTGGGCAGTGAGGTTTCCTGAGAGTGACGCTGCTGAAATGTATGAGAACCTAAACGCTTCCACGATCGCAATGTCCACCACGCAGTTGCGCATGTTGGAGCAGGAAGCGGAACGGCTGTTGGAAATTATTCGCAGTGCTCGTGAAACAACGCTGAATTCGTCATGACTCCAATGAGATGCAAAACCCTTCCTTTTCTCTCACATGGTCCGGCCTGCTGCAAGCTCTCGCTGGCACCCTCATTGGCTTAATTCCTTACGCCGTACAGACTTATCGCAATAGAAAGAGATCAGACATTGAGGATGCGGAGGCTCAGGCGCGTACTGACCTGACAAGGGTGAATATCCGCAGTGCTGAGTTCCGCGACTTTGCCGCGATGAGCGAGGGTGCTGAGAAGTTGTTAACGGCCCTGATTAATAGCGGCGACACGATTCACGAGTTACAGAAGAAGATATTCGATCTGGAGCAGGACAAGTTAGGCGAGGATATGCTGCGACTGGATTTGAAAAAAGCCACAGCGTTACTCGCCTACAATAACATTCGATTCTCTGAGGCTGAACATGCGGAGGTGAGGAGATTAGTGCAGATGCTGGATGAAATTCTCGATGGCCCAAAGAGTCCGAAGGGCAGTCGGTGACACGCCCCTCTGTCATCCAATCACCCACACCTGTCTCGTCTCTTTCTTCTCCCCCGCTACCACGCGCATGCAGATTTGATAAAACTCCCCCACCGCCTCAGGCTTGCAGCGGCGACACAGCCCGTCGTCATTAAGTCGGTCGAGATCGCCGCATGACCAGCAGAGCCAGCGTGTGTCGTGAGTGTTCCCAGTGTGGTTCATGGCACCCGTATCCATCCCTGAATCGTAACCGTCATCAATAGCAGGATCGCATAAGTCGCCACCGCCCCTCGTGCTGTGAATCTATAGAGTCGCACGATAATCAGGCTGAGAATCGCAGGTAGTACGCTGATGAATACTGCGTATCCAATCCGGTTTAGTGGATTAAGATTAAAAACGAGTGCGTAGAGAAGTAGTACGAGCATGAAAGTTGCGACTGAGCAGAGCGAGATAGCTTTCATTTGTTAATGCTCCATGTTGTTGATGTAAATTCGAGTACCGCCAGAAGAGACGCCCTCCCAAGCAATCGAGTGGAACGTCTCCCCTGGGTTCGAACTCTGCGTCAGGGTCCTAATCAACGCAGAGTGTTCTCAGTTCTAAATCAACCTTACAACCAGATCGCTCTTTCCTTTCGTTTTAGATTTTAACTACTTCCCGCCTTGTTCCACACTATTAAGAAACTTCAGACTCACCACCGACAACCCCAATCTCCTTAATCCCAACTGTTACCGATGGCGGTAACGGTAACTCAATTCCCACGGGACGCCATAGATGTAATGTGTTGAGATGATTGTTTACGTAGTCCGACTTGCGCGGGTGAAACTGAATTACTGTATCGTCTTCATCCCAGAAGATGTTCTTAACCGCGCACATTTCCATCCATGTTGGTGTAAACTGGCGTTTACCGGAGAAACAATGAACGCTTACGTGCTCCCACGGAATACCAACTAAGCCAGATTCTTGCCAATACGCGGCGTCACTGGCAATCGTCATAACACGCCGATTAGGAATTACAGAATCGAAGATAAATGCTCCGTTCTTACCATAGGTAAAGTCACTGGCAAGTGGTCCGCTAGTTAGTCGGTATTGGTCTGGTACTCGAAATGTCATATGGTCATCGCCTCCCGATCCTGCACCTTGGGCATAATCTCACACAACTTTCGCTGTAACACCGAGATCGTGAGCATCACTTCCTGCCGCTCAGTTGGAGTGAGAAACTTGAACGTGCTGGTGAATGGATCGAATACTGCGAGGTGCAGGTAGAAGCCGAGCAGGAAGTCGTATTCAGTTTTAGCGCTGTTGACGTCCACTATTCAACGACCTCCCAAAAGTCCATGTGATACAACACCTTAGTCCTAGTGCCATCACGAACAACGTAGACCAGTTTGGAAATATCCCCAAATCCAGTTGTTGGGAATCCCCTAACAACTCCCGTGCGTCTGTCGCTAGTGCCCTGTAAGTAGTGCGCGATAGCCTTCTTAGTCATTCGCACTCGCTGTCCTTCTCTAAACTTTTCCTTAGCGATGTCCATTGCGGCCTCCGAATTGAGCTTTAATTGCACGTAGCTGACTGATCACCGATTCAAATTCCTTCGCGTCAACCCGCATGGTCAGCATCTTCTCGTATTCCTCCGCGAGTACTTCGTAAGTCGTGAAATGGAACTTGCACGACTTACACTCGTTGCGCCGCCGCCGTGCCGCCCCGCCATCGCGTATATTCGTGTCGATGACGTGCGCTCGGGCATGGCCGCAGTTAGGGCACGAGAGGCCGACGTAGCCACGGTTGTCAGGGAGAGCGGTCATTCGCCTTTCATCTGCGCCATATGATCGCGCATCTTGATTAGTTTGCCGATCAGATCATCAACTGCCGCGAGGTTCAGCCGCTGACTATGAAAAGCTGAGCTATCTTTGGCTCGTTCGGTAATTTCCAGCATTGGGCCATGCTCGGTTTCGGGAACGATCTTCATCTCCTGCTCAGCCAGCTTGTGGATTCCTTGCGACATCTTTTTACCCTCTGCTCCAGTTGACGGTCGTCGCTGCCGTCGCTACATTCCCATTCAATAATCTTCACTTCGCCGTTATCGTCCACCGCCACGGTCTTAGTTCCGGTGCGTATCCCGTCCTCCGGTCGATGAAACCCGCCGCAGGAGCAAAAACCCTCGGAGACATCGTGACCCACTCGGCCCGAGTAAATGTCAGGTGTCGCATTTCTACTCATTCCCGCCTCCCCGCTACAGTGTGCGCAGCGCCCGTACTTAGTAATCGACCGCTAGTTATCATTCTCAGGACTCGCTCATGCTCAAGCCGTGCAAAGAATCGTTTGTAACCTTGCTCGAATCCGGCAGCGACGTAGTTTTTAATCCGGGCTTTTGCGTCAGCGACTACCTTTGCCTGCTCTCGCTTCCACGGCTTGCGGTACTCCCCTTCCATCCAGTCTGTACCACACGTCAGACACATGTAGCGCGAGCCGTAGTAGTCTTGAAACTCTTCCAGGCACAGACGACGTACTCTGCAGACCGGGCAACGCGCAAAGAACCTAGACCACGCGTCCACCGTTGGGCGGCATATCGTTAGCGTCTCGCTTATTAAGCACGTCATTTCAATCTCCGCTTGCTCCTCCGTGGGCTGCAACGGAAACAGAATCTGGCTGCGTCCCTGAATTCGCCGTAGAACTGCTTCCCCCTCCGTTCGCTGATGATTGAGGCTGAGCATTGCGAGCAGCGGACAACGGCTTAAAAGGATGATAACCACCATAGCCCATTGATTTATCGTGAATCGGGTCAGCTTGAACAGAGCGGCACTCTGCGCCGTTGCCACGCCCGTCGTCGGAGATATAAGCGCACATTTCGTCTGGCGCGGGTCGTCGATCCATTAAACCTTCGCTAGATGAAGCCGGCAATCTCGCCTGTTTCTTCGGGCTCGACTTCTTCCTCGCACCGGACGCAATAAACGCATGGGCAAACACGTCGTCATTGTCTTCGGCATGGATCGGATCTGTATCAGGCTGTCCGCAGAATCGATTGTCGGGATACTCGTGAGCGCACTGGCCCTTACTGCGGCCTGAACTATTCTTCGAGGCGCGAGATGTGCCGCTGGTTGGCCTTGTTACGGGCTGGCGTGGCTGCGGGGCGAGTGACTCCACGGTCTGCCTACGCAACTTCTCCAGTGCGTGCTCAACTGCGTACAGTGAACTAAGATCACTACGATAGACCTCTATCTCAGCCTCCGTCGCAGCAATATCGGCCTTGACGCTGGCAATCTCCTTGTCGATACCTTCAAGGATTACGTCACGCTTCGTTGTTCGCTTGCTCATCCAGCGTCTCCTCTTCGGTCTCTTTCATCTTCGCCGCCAGCTTACCGCTGATAAAGTCATCAAATTGCATAGCGGCAATGACCATCGCGTCCATCGTAGCGGGTCGAATAACTGGACCATCCTGACCATTTCGACCTTGCTCTCGCATTACAGCAATGTAGTAATCGGCGTCTTTGATAATCAGATTGTTATAAGCCTGAATCGCCATCAACAATGCCGTAGTGCGCCGCTTTTCTTCCGTGGTGAGATCCATGTGCTGCGTAGTTGGATCAAAAGCAACTCCGGCTTCTTCCAGTACTGCATGTCTGGATTCACCAATGTTTTCATCTGGTATTAGACTCCCCATTTCCTGCTCCCTTCTCAATTCTGAATGTCAGCACGTTGTCCACTGGCCCTTG